CCAGGATCTCCTTCCTCAATGACTTCAAGAGACCATACTTCTGAATCAATATAAAATGATCCAAAAGTACCGTCTGAATTCTTTGGTAGTGATTTACCAAAGACACCTAAGAAATCATCAGAGTCTACGAGGTAGCAATTACCGCTTACGTAGATAGCTTCCTGATGTGTATGTAACATAAAAATAGAGTTAATGAATAAAAATTAGTACAATGTAGCGACATTGTGGTACACTCTTCTCATCGCTTGAGAGAGGTTCTTTGACAACAAGTATAAGTCACTATGGTGTCAAAGGATAATTAAAGAATAGCACACTATGAAAATAGTGTGCTATATTCTTTACTTCTGAGTAGCTACCAGATTTGTATCTACACAAGCCCAATAAACCTTGGAACCTGTGGAAGTCATCATGTATTTGCCGTCGCCATCAGGTTTAGAGCTTCTAACTTGAAACTCAATTGTTTGTCCCTCTGTAAGTTCAACATTGGACGACACCAATTTAACGGGTTTTTGTTGTCCGTCAAACTCAACAAGTCCACAAGCCTTTTCAGTGGTAACTGCAAAAGTAGTTCCATCAGTTCGGGTTTTTACCTCACCCTTAACCGATTTTCCCATACCGAGGAATCGACCTTTGTAGATTTTCACCTCAATTCCATCAGATGTGGTATGTTGCGAAATTGGTTCACCCAATTCCGCAACACGTGCAAAAGGTGCTTCCAATAAACCAAAGGGTTGAAATGTTTTTGCTTCAATTTTTGCTTCACCAGCCATTTTAATAAAATTTTAAGTTAAACGAAATTTAGCTAAACAAAGAGTCCAATACATTCTTTTTAGAAAATTTCTTTTCTGAATAAGTATGTAGGGGAACCCCAGGTCAGCTATTTGCTGCGGGGTGTTTTTATGTGGGGTCCTCCCATCACACGTCATTACACAAAAAAATTTTTAGAAAAAAAAATTTAAAAAACATCCTTAACTCCCACCTCTCAATACCCACCTTTTTAACTCAACCCTACTAACTCAAACCTATATACTTAAGTATATATTACTATACTGAGTAAATATTTATAACCTATTGAGTCATAGTTTTTTACAAGGAAGCAAAATGAACTTTTTGTACTTTTTAACCCTGTTTTATACTAAAAAGTACGATACAGTGAACTTTTTTATTTTCCCATACTAAAAAATATTTTTTAAAAATAGTTGCATACTAAGAAACCTTTCGTATATTTGTAAGGCAATCTATTGCACAGTTCAATGAGTTCCTGGTTACTTCATTTAAAATTATTAACCAGTGTTTTTTAAAAGAGACTTAATTACGTTAAGTAATCTGTCTAAGAGGGGAAACCCTCTTTTTTTAAAAAATAAAAAAATGTTGTGTATAACAAAAAAGATGTGTATCTTTGGTGCAACTCTGACAGGTTAAACAACATAAAAAAAAATATTAAGGACAACCCCTTAGTTTTAGTAGTATGTTGTTTAACTTAGTCAGAGGTTAAAATAAGATTCTCCTAAAAAACTAAGGGGTATTTTATTTTACGGTGTAGGAGAATCACTGGTAAAATAAACATCTGAACTTGTATACTACAATATACTTGGATCGGGTAAAATAAATCCCTTGTAGATAGCATTAGATTTTCTGATTTTTTAGTGACTGTAATGACCCCAACTAATACACTAATACAACGGTACAACTTACCACATAGAGCTTGGTAAACTCAATTTTAAAATCAGCAAGGGGTCGAAATTTCAAAAATCTACCATAAGTTATAGCTCAATTTATTTTTTAGTATACAAGATTTGTAGCATACTAAAAAAACGTGTATATTTGTATTCTAAATAATTCAATATGGAAGAACTAACATATGGACAAAAAGCTGTAGGAATTAAATTTAATCCTGGACAGCTAAGTGAAGTAGATGTATGTAAACAACGATTTGCAGATCTAATTGATATGATGAATGATCTCAGGAATACTACAAAATCAATAGAAACAAAACGACTATGTAGTATTGCAATTACAGAATTACAAGGATCACAAATGTGGGCAGTAAAAGCTATAACTTGGAAAGATTAAAAAAATAGTTTGATAAGGTTTAGGTAAGAGGTGTTTATCACCTCTTTTTTATTGTATACAAGTTTAGTAGATGTGTGTATCTTTGTGATATGAATAATCCTTTTGTAGTAGGTGAGAAAATAGAGTTGATAAGAATTGGAAGAACTAAGTTTATTTCCAATACTAAAAGTGATGGTGTACAAACACTCAACCACTCCTATACTACAATTAGAGACAATGTATTTATTGATAAGGATTCAAGAGTTTCTTTGTATAAACCAACTGATTTAAGGAATTTATTTTGTTCTTTTAATGGTGTTACATTAAAGTTGTATGTGTATATTGCATTGTCTTTACAAAAGGATTGTGATTATGTAAAAGTAGATTCTAAAGATTTTATGCTTAGGTCAAATGTTAAATCAAAAAGCTCATTTTACAAAGCTATAGAAGAATTAGAAACATACTCTATCATACTAAAAAAAGAGAAGAATTATTATTGGGTAAATCCATTTTTGCTTTTCAATGGTAATAGAGTTGCCTACTTCCAAACTAATTATCCTGAACAGATAAGTATAGTGGCAACAATTAAAAAATAAAGTATGAACAAACCAAAACCAAATGGACCTAAAAATCCCATTAAGAAGTTTGAGGCAATCTTGTCTCCAGAACAAAAGAGTGCTAAAGCTATAATTTATGCTAACAAAGTTACTGTACTAAAAGGTAAGGCGGGAACAGCAAAATCTTTTGTAGCATGTAATGCAGCATTAGATATGTTGAGTAAGAAACAAGCAGATAAGATTTACATTATTAGACCTGCTGTTGCAATTGAGGATTTAGGTTTTCTTCCTGGTGATATTAATGAAAAACTAGGACCTTATTTTATTCCTATTTTTGAGAATTTGGAGAAGCTAGAAAATAAAGAAAAAGTGGAACAGTATTTGAAATCAGGTACTATTACAATTGTTCCCGTTGCTTTTATACAAGGAATGACTATTGATACAGTAGCTATTGTTGATGAAGCACAAAATATTACAGAACAACAAATGAAGATGTTGCTTACTAGATTGGGTAAACAAGGTAAATATATTATTACAGGAGATACTGATCAAGTAATGCTTAGTAAAAATGAAGTGTCGGGATTTGAAAAACTTCTAGCATTAGAAAATAAAATTGATAACTTTGCAGTAGTAGAACTTCTAGAGAATAGAAGGGATCCGTTTGTAAAAGATGTATTAGAAAAATGGTAAAACCAGAAGTACCTCTGTTAGTAGAGGATAAAATAGAAGCTCTTTTAAAGAAGTTTGATTTAGGGGAGTATATACAAGATGAAAGATTAGTTAAGCTTTTATTCAATGTATACTGCCAAGCGCAATTAGATTTTATTAATGAACATGTAGATGAATTTACTACACATACAGGAGCATTAACACAAGTCCACATACTACAAATGATGGACCATTTAAATAACACTGAAACCTTATTTTGTAAAAATTATAAATCAAATTTTAAAGATGATACTCATTAAACTAAAAACACATTTTATTCCAGCTAATGCTTGTGAAGCATTGAATGAATTATGTAATACATTAGAAGAAGAACATGATCATTCCCAAATTGGTAAAAGTAATCCTATTCCATTTGATCCATATACTAATAAAGAGTATTTACATCACTTGGATGAATGTGTTGAAATCAAAGAATTGTATCATAATCTAGAAGGTCATATTGTACAAGAAGTATATTCTATTAAATACAAAAATAGAGATTGTACAAAAATCTGTTTTACAGATATGACAGATCTAGTTATTGAAGAATCTATTGATGATGTAATTGCTAAATTTAAACAAGCAGGATATACAATTGTATAATTTGCTATATTACAACAAGACTAGGATTTAATCATTTTAGGTTAAGTATTAAAGGGAGATTCACTAATCTCCCTTTATCTTTGTAGTATATATCAAACAAATGGAAAATAAAACGTTTAAAAAAGAGGTTGAGAGTGTTAGAGAGGTGTTTCTCAAGATTATCTTTAGAGGATATTTAGGGTACACTATTTCTGATTCTCAAATTAAGGTTCTCTGCGAGTTGATGGATAAACCTTACCATACTTCAAATCTAAACGAGTTGGCGGTAAAAGTAAATCTTTCTGAACAAGTAGTTAGAAATATTCTCTCAAAGTTTAAGAAGAAAAGAATTTTAGATGTGATCAATGGAAATTACACTATTAACAAATTTCTTAATATCTTTGATGAAGAAATTAGTTTAACATTTGTTTTAAAGAGAAAAGAAAAATGATTGAATATGATGTGATCAACAAAATGACTTCTTGTAGAGTTGGTAAAGACGTTGATGAGGTTAAGTTTATTATGAACACTTACTGGAACAACATCCAAAAGGTTTTGTCTAGTGGTGATGCATCTGTAATAAACATTCCTAATTTTGGGAAATTTAAAATTGCATACAGCCAATTACACAAAGAATTTGCAAAGAAGAAACGAGTTGCAGAACAATCTATTGTAGTATACAATGACCATCCTAGTGAATACAACAAAAATAAGATGGAAACTTGTATTGCTGCATACGAAGAAATTCTAAAACGATTTGTAGAAAAGTATGATGTAGAATATATTCAAAATGAAAAAAAGAAAGATTAACATTCGTCAAATCTTAGAAGGTTGGGGTAATGAAGTTCTAGACACATTTGATGCACTAGACCCAGAAATTAAACAACTATCTAAAGACAGATTAGAGATTTGTATGTCATGTCCTTTACGTACTCATAGCACATGTGATGTGAATAAAAGCATCATCATTGACAATGTAGAATATTATGGTTGTGGTTGTTATTTACCAGCTAAATCAAAATGTGTAGATTGTGAATGCCCTGCTAATAAATGGGGAGGAAATGAAAGTAAAGATTAATTGGCATGAAATAGAAGAACTATCTGATCTATTAGAAGTGTTTAGTTTAATGTTTAACGGATTTGTAGTATATGATGATGTTAAACAAAAAGAAATAATCAAACAAATTAAAGCGTATAACAAGAAACACAAAACAAAAGTTGTGTTTGAAATTGAAACAAAAAATGGAAATTAAACCACACAATGATGTAATTCTATTGGAATTACCTAAAGAACTAAAAGCAGTTATTGAATCAATTGATAATTCGACTATTGTTGTATCAGAAGATACATTAAACGAACGTAAACAAGAAGCAGTAAGAAAATTTTATGAAAATTCTGGAGTATTTACAGTTCATTCAGTAGGTCCGCTTGTAGAAGGTATTGTTAAAGGTGATAGAATCGTAATTGATGGTGATCCTTCTCAAGTATCTTTTTATCACGATGGAAAACTAGAAATTTATTTTCGTATTAAATCTTATCAAGTAGATGCTGTAATTACAGGTCTTATTGAAAAAGAAGTTATTCGTAAAAATACAACTGCAACAAAGAGCGGTATTCTACTCTCTTAACCCCCTTTTAAATTTGATCCATATGAGCGTTCAGTTACAATTACAAACAAAAATTCTAATGGTGTTGCAGGACATTGCCAATGAAACAAAAGGGGAACCTTTGTACATGCATTTACAATTGGCTTTTTCTGAACGCTCATTGGATTCTATTTCTGGAGATAAAGACTTGTATGACATTCTTTTATACTACAGAAGTTTGGTTGAATTAAACAACCAAAAACATTTGCAGGATCCATTTGGAGATGAGCCAGATGATGATTATAGTTCGTTAGATGATGATTTTACATACTAAATGTTTACAATACAACAAAACTCTGTAGTATTAGATCAACATGTATTTATAGTACCTGAATACAAAGCTGTTATGGAAACATACGGTGATTATGGTATTCAGGTATTTAAATACATTTATATGAGATATGACTTTAGAGTACCAGGATATGCAAATCTTTCAGAAGATGAAAGAGAAAAAGTTTGTCAAAAAGACTTTAATGTAAAAGAAGATGATTCTCCAGTATTTGAATCAGACTGTCCTATTATTAAGGCAGCTGTAGTCAAATATAAAGAGTTACAAGAAACACCTTCTATGCGTTTGTTTTTTGCTGCTAAAAAATCTATGGAACAATTAACTAACTATTTAGATAGTTGTGAAATAGATCCTTATTTAAGTACAAGAGATAAAACATCAGAAATTAAAACATTAACGGATACACAAGTTAAGATTGCATCCATTGTAGATTCATACAAAAAACTTGAAACACAAGTTAAAATGGAAATTGCACAAGGTTTAGCAAGAGGTAATGCGTATGTATCATCAAGAGAAATACCGAAATAATGGAAAAAAGAAATATAAATACAGTAGTAAATATGTTCTTGTCAGAACTATTTGCATTTAGAAATGATGTTCATTTGGCACATTTGAATGTACATGGACCAGCTGCACATGCTGCACATATTGCGTTAAACGAATTGTATGATGCAATTTTAGAGTTTGCTGATGAATTAGTAGAAACCTATCAAGGACAATATGGGTTGTGTGATTTAACTATTCGGTCATCTAATACTTTAGTATGTAAAGATCCATGTCAAGTAGTAGAAAAAATTATTCAATTTGTAAATACAAATAGAGCATGTTTTATAGATAGTCACCTACAAAACATTGTGGATGAACTAATTGCTTCTGTATACAAAGTATATTATAAACTAGAAAACTTGAAATAATGCAAATTTGGAGTGGATATGACCCAATAGATGATTGTGATCTACATTTACTTAAACAGTATAAAGATGTAGATTATACTCCTGGGAAATATAAATGGTCTAAAACTAAAGAATTTTCTGTAGTAGGTAGAAGGTTTCAACTTACTGGAAAATACTGTGATTATATGGAAGGTTCTCCTGCCTATGATGAATTCTGGGATATGGAAGAATATAAAATTAAGCATGGTATGATTAATAGTGATGGGCATTATATATGTGGTCCAATGTACTCCTATTTGAACTATGGTATCATTTATGATAAGAAACAAAAGAAATCTATTCAACCTGATTTTTGGGATTCTGATGCATACTTCTGGATAGAAGATTTAAAATCTGAAGTAAGAGGTGTGATGCTAGGTGGTACAAAAGCTCGCCAAAGAGGATATTCTCTAAAAGGAGCGCATAAAGTTATTTTAAAATTTTATCACGTACCAAACTCCATTTCTTATGTTGGTGCATATATTGATGATAAAGCATCTAAGTTTTGGGAAATGGTTGAAGCAAATGCTAGACATTTAGATTTAAATACTCCGTGGCATAAAAATAAAACCCCGTCTACAAAAGAATTTTGGAAAGCTCAAGTACAAGTAACTGAAGATACTGGTAAAAAAGTATTTAAAGGTTATATGTCTGAGTTTCATAAGGTTACATTTAAACAAAGCCCATCAAGTGGGGTAGGTGGGGCGTGTCATGGAAAAGACACCAAAATTGTTATGTCTGATGGGACATTAAAAAATGTACAAGATATAAAAGTAGGAGAATATGTAATTGGCGAAGATGGTAAACCTAAAAAAGTTTTAAATTTATTTTCTGGGCAAAAAGAATTGTTTTTAGTAGAACAAATAAAAGGTCAATCTTTTACAGCAACAGGTGATCATTTATTGTATTTAAAAAACAGAGATGTAAAAACTTCAGATGATTTTTTTACAGTACAAGTAAAAGATTGGAATAATTTATCCGATTGGAAAAAAACGGTTTACGTTCAAGTAAAAAATAGAACAGTTATACCATTTTGTAATATTGATCCAACAATTGATCCTTATTATTTAGGGTTATGGTTAGGTGATGGATTTAGAGATTCAATGCGCATTATTGTAAATAAAACAAAAGACATTGAAATATTCAATTACATCAAATCCTTTTTAGGTGATTATTCTTTGTATACAAGAAAAGAGGTAAATCGTTACAATGACGAAATGTATATAATGGGTAGTAAAATATCTATTGATCGTGAAGACACGCCTCTGTTAAAAGAATTTATAAAGTATAATTTGTTTTATAATAAACACATTCCTAAAGAAGTATTTAGTGCTTCTCCAGAATATAGATTAAACGTATTAGCGGGACTAATTGATTCTGATGGATATTTAAATAGTGTCAACTCATATGAAATATCCTGTAAAAGCGAGGAATTGGCTAAACAAATTAAACTATTAGCTGGTGGATTAGGAGCATATGGTAATATATCAAAAAGAAGAAACAAATCTGGAATGTCTTCTCCAGATAGCATTTCACATGTTGTAAGATTTTATTTTACAGAACAAATAGTACCATGTTTATTGCCTAGAAAAGTAAACACATACAAAAAAGTAAAAGACACATCATCATCACCTATAAAAAGTATTACATCAATTGGAGTAGATAATTATTATGGTATTGAAGTAGAGGATCATTTGTATTTCTTAGAAGATTATACACTGACTCACAATTGTGACATGTTTGTATACGAGGAACCTGGTTTATCACCTACTTTAATGCAAACAATCAAGTATCTAGAACCCGCAATGTCAGATGGTGATTATAGAACTGGTCACTTATGGGCATTGGGTTCAGTAGGGGAATTAAAAGATTCTAAAGACTTAGAAAAAATTGTACGTTCACCTAAAGACTATGGTTTTGCAGAATTTCCAAATAATTTTGATCCTAAGAAATCAAATCCACCTTGCGGTTGGTTTCACCCTGCATCATGGTCCTATAAAGGGTATATTGATGAAGAAGGTAATTCTGATGTAGAAGGTGCAACAAAACGTATTTTTGAGAAACGTGATAAAGCAATTAGACAATCACCTAAAGATTATATTCTTGCAATTACACAAGATCCATTGACTGTTGATGAAGCATTCCAAGCAAGGGATGTAAATAAATTTCCTGTTAAACTTATTTCTAAACGTTTAGCAGAATTAGAAGAATCTGGATTTAGAGGAACCTATGTCGATTTACAATTTGGTAAAGACGGTATTGAATGGGAATTAAGTGAAGACTATCCTGTTACAGATTTTCCTGTAAAAGAACATTCATACAAAAAAGGTTGTATAGAAATATTTGAGTTTCCAGATATAACATTATCATTTGGTACATATGTTGCAGGACTTGACCCTTATAAGTTTGATGAATCAAAATATTCAGATTCTATTGGATCTATTTATATATACAAAAGGACAGTAACATTAGAAGGTTCTTATCAAGATAGAGTTGTAGCATGTTATCATGGTAGACCAGATAACTTGGATATATTCTATGATAATATTGAAAAACTTGTAAAATTCTACAATGCACAAGTATTGATAGAAAATGATGTCAATGATATTATCCGACATTTCCTACAAAAAAACCTACACAAATACTTAGCTAAAACACCAGGTTGGATTAAAGATGTAGCAAGTAATACATCTGTAAATACAGAATATGGTATTCGAGCTACTGTAAAAAATATTGAACACTTTGAAAATTCTATTATCAAATATTGTATAGATGAGATTGGATCTCGTTTTTCAGAAGATGGAAAAGTGTCTGTACCTATTTATGGTGTAGAAAGAATTGATGACAAAATGCTATTGATAGAATTATTGGCTTATACTAAAAATGGTGGTAACTATGATAGGATACGTTCTTTTGGAATTACTTTAGCATTTGCTAATGGTATGGACCGTGTGTATACCAAAGGTGATGAAGCACCTGACTATAGTTATATGGCAGAAAGAGTAAAACACAAAGGTCCATTTGCTGCTAGTTCACATTCAACAATTCGTAAAAGACCTAGACGATGATTATAGAAAATATAAAAGATTCTAAAGCATACGTAACCTATTTGGATAACTTTAGGTTGTATGTACCAGATCAATTTGTACCAGATAAAGTTAAAAGAAGTCCTGACTGGATTAAAACAGCAATGGACTATTATTATACAATTGCTTTATCACAATGGAAAACAAATACAAAACTTAAAAAACCTTACGAATTATTGGAAGGTAATTTAACAATGGAAGATTACTATTCAGCAGACTTACAACAAGCTGTTGATTTTATGTCTTCTGCAAATGTACAATTACCAGATTATATTAAACACTACCCTATTGTTAATCCACCAATCAATACTCTTTTAGGAGAAGTTAATGATCGACCAGATAACAATAGATTTATTGCTATTGATTCATATACTAGAACAGCTTCTGTAGAAGAACAGAATGAATTTCTACAATCTAAAGTAGAAGAGTATGTGAACAATGTGATGATGTTAAAAGCTCAAAAAGCAGGATTGCTTCAACAAAAACAACAACTTGCTGAACAAATTCAAGAATTGCAGCAAACTGAAGATCCAAATGCACAACAACAATTAGAGCAATTAAATCAACAAATCCAACAAATTGATCAAGAAATTCAAGGATTTACACCAGAATGGTTTAAGTATGACAAATCTTCTAGTACACAACACATACTACAGGAATGGTCAAATCTTAAATTAGAACAACTTAAATTAATGTTTCAAATTCCTCACAAGAATACAGAAGCATTGAAAGACCTTTTGGCAGTAGCCAGAGAATTTCATCACGTATATATTGATAATGAATCACATGCTGGACTAGGATATGAAATTCTAAACCCTAGAAAAGTATGGTTTTTGTCAGAACCAGATCCTATTTTAACAAACGATTGTTATGCAATTGGATATTTGGATTATTGGGAAATATCAAAAATCATTTCTAGATTTAAATTATCAGAAGAAGAAATTGATCATTTAAAAGCTCATAAACACGATTATATGGGTTTACCAACAGGTGATAAAAACGTGTGGGAAACTACTGAAAAATCTTGGGCATCTATGTCTTTACCTCAACACGATCCATCTAAAACTTTGCAAGAAGCTGTATGGAGAAGTGAATTTGAACAAGACAATATTTTATCTACATACAAAGAAGAGTCTGGAGATTATGCTCCATCTGGTTATCATGGGCATGATAGCAGAATGTACAAATACTCTGTATGTATTGCATACTTTAAATCTAAAAGAAAAGTTGGAAAACTTACCTATACAAATGAAGATGGTGAGTTAGAAACTATTGTAGTATCAGATGATGTTAAATTGCCAGATACTACCTATACTATTGAATGGGAATGGAAAAACGTTTGGTACAGAGGTGTTCGTATTGGAGTAGGCATATACTTTATGGAACCATTGTATTATACAGATCTTCCTCCAATTATGGGAGTATTCCAAAAGAATAAAAATGCACTACCTACTTCTACAGTAGATAAAATGAAAGTATATCAGATTATCTACAATATTTGTATGAACCAAATCTATTTGCTACTAGAAAAAGAGATTGGTAAAGTTCTTTTGTATAACATGAGGCATTTACCTAAATACAAAGATTTCCAAGATTCAGAAGCATTGGATATGTTTATTGATATTGCAAAAGGAGAAGGTATTATTGGATTAGATGATTCACCTGAGAATGTAAAAGGGGCTTCTACATTTAATCAATTTACAGCAATAGATTTAACTCGTACACAAGAAATTAAATCTCGTATTGAGTTGGCTACATGGTGTAAGTATGCATGTTGGGAATTGTTAGGATTTACCCAACAACGTTTGGGTTCAACTACTGCTACAGAAACTGCAACTGGTGTTGAAGCAGGTATTACACAATCATATGCTCAAACAGAACCTCTTATTGCATTACATGAACAATGTATGATGAAGGTGTATCAATTGTTGATTGATACTGCACAATTTGTAGAAGCTGATAAACCAGACGCATCTATTCATTTTGTAAATAGTGAGCAACAAGAAATTATGTTTAGAATAAATGGTTCTAAACTTAAGTTGGCAGATTTTGCTATTTTCCCATCTGATAGAAGAAAAGACAAACGTAGATTAGATGAACTTCGTCAAAGAAGTTTGGAATTTGCACAAAATAATCTACACCCATACTACATTTCTGTAATTAACAGATCAGAAAGTGTACATGAGATTGAAAAAGTTCTTAAACAAGATTATGAACAAAAGCTTCAACAAGAAGCTCAAATGCAACAAATTGAGCAACAAAAGCAACAACAACTTCAAGAAATTGAACAACAGCGTTTCCAATTACAACAACAACTCGTTAAAGAAGAACAAGCCTTTAAAGCTAAAGAAAATGCATTGGATCGTAAGAAGGACATTATGATTGCACAAATCAATGCATTGAAATTTGCTAAAGACAATGATGTGAATACTAACAATGTTCCTGATGCATTGGAAATTGAGAAGTTTAATGCTGAGTATGCACGATCAATGCAAGAACTTAATCAACAAAAAACAAATGCATTAAATGACTACAATGTAAAACTTAAAGAACTAGATTTGAAAGAAGAAGAAATTAGATCTAAAGAACGCATTGCTAAAGACAAAAATAAAACAATGTTGAAAAACAAAGTAGCTGGAGAGAAGTAAGGGTAAAACCTTACTTCTTTTCACTTAACCAAATTTGATTAATTTGCTATAAGTTTAAAAACAACGATTTAGTGTATACAGAAAAAACTTTAAAATAACGTAAATAATAAACAATTTTGTATCATATGGAAGAAAATTTTATTGATGAACTAGGTCTTTTGGATACCTATAATGAAGACCCAACTAAAACTCAAGATCCAGATGTAGATCCTACTAAAAAGAAGGACTCCACACCTAAGACAGATGAGTTTATCGAAGGTACTGAACCAACTGAAACACCTGATGCTGTTGATTTGTTGAATGACTTTGAAACATCAGAAGAAGTGGACACTACACAATCTGCATCTATTGCATCATTTGCAAAAGGTCTTGTAGATAGTGGTTGGTTGGAAGCAGATGAATCTGAGATTACTGAAAACATGACTCATGAAGATTTTATTAAACTTTACAAGAAAACTGCTGAGAAAGAAGTTTCTAAAAAGTTTGATGAACGACTTGAATCATTGGACGAAGCTAAACGTAATTTTGTAAAAGAAATCATGGAAAATGATGTTGACTTTACAGAATACTACAAAGCGCATTTGAATTCTGAAACAGTAGAAGATTTTGATGTATCCGATGATACAGATTCTGAAACATTGATTCATGAAGAAATGAAGATCAAAGGTTTTTCAGAAGATGAAATTCAAGAACGAATTGAGTTTTTGAAAGACAAAGGTAAACTCTCTGATACAGCAGAAAAAGCTAAACAAAATCTAAAGGCTCATTTTGAAAAACAAAAAGAGAAACTTAGAGAAGAAGCTAATAGAGCAAAAGTTGAAAAACAAGCTAAACTAGACGAATTTAAAAATAGTCTAGCATCTACTGTATCAACTGTTGTAAAAGCTGGTGAACTAGATGGAATTAAGTTTACAGAAAAAGATAAATCTCAACTTGTAGACTTTATTACTAAACCAGAACATAGATTGGAAAATGGACAGGTATTAACTGGATTCTATAAAAAACTTGTAGAAATTCAGAATAACCCTGAAAAGCTTGTAAAGCTTGCAAAAATTCTACAATCTGATTTGGATGTATCTAGTGTAGTAAAAGTGAAACGTGAAACTGAAAAAGAAAAACAGTTTGATGATTCAAAAAAACGAGGTAATGCTTTCCCTAGAAAAGAAGCATTTATTTAATTAAAAACAATAACGTAAAACTTAACCTTAAAAATATTTAAACATGGCTAATTATCTTCCTGGTACAGGTAAATCTAGGTTTGTTGTACAAGAACATAGTTCTATGCACCGTGACGCACTTGGTAAATTGACTTCATCTAATCACTTGAGTCAATTGTACAAAGATCGTCCAGCAGAATATGATCGTAAGATTATCACTTTGTTCGCACAAACCGCACTATATTCAAATGATTTCTTGAATCTTTTGAATGCATCAGACACATTCTTCATTGGTGGTAACACTGAAACTGTAGAATATGCAATTGATGTAAAAACCGAGCTTCCTAAAATTGTCGAAAACCTTGCAGTAGGTATTGCTAAACCAGGTGCTGGTGGTGGTACTATTGAATTGGTATTTGATAAAAAAGAATTCGTAAAAGGTGATCGTCTTACTGCAAACCGTCGTCAAATGGACGTACAGTTGTATGTAACAAAAGATCCTATTCCATCTGGTAAAAACTGGCGTTATACATTCACCGCAATTGGTGGACAAACTGCATCATCTTTTGTAAACCCACAATTCTTGCGTGTTGGTACAGAGTATATGAAACTCGACAACATTACAGGTGAAAATACCGTAGATCTTTCTGGTCTTAGCTCAACTGCAAGTAAGTTGAAATTGGTATTCACACTTTGTGAAGGATTTGGTGTTGAACACACTGTAACAGAATCTGCTAACTTCCGTGAAGTTACTAAACCTAATGGTGAAAAATATACACTTCGTTTGACTGAACGTAACAACATGGTTCAAGATTTGACTATGATTGCTAAACGTAATGTAGGTCAAGACGGACGTGAAATTACAGTCGATGTACGTTGGGCTAAAACAGTAGACGTTTTGATGCAGAAAGAAATGCTTGACATGCGTGTTAAGAAACTTATCTGGGGACGTTCTGGTTCAGTTAAAGATGAAAACAACAACTTGATTCCAGTTGGTGCTGGTTTGTATCAACAAATGAAAGAAGGTAACTACCATACTTTTAATCGTGGTGAGTTTTCATTGAATATTATCCGTCGTCGTCTATCTGACTTGTACTACAATCGTGTACCAATGGCTGATCGTAAAACCCTTATTTGGACTAACGAAGCAGGTCTTGAATTGGTAAACAACGAATTGCGTAAAGAGGCAGGTAAAATTACTTGGACTACTCTTCGTACAGAAACAGGTGCTGGTGTTATTAAAAACGTAGAAGGTGGTATGCATGGTTATCCTGCAATGGGTATCGGTTATACTTTCAACGAATTTATGACTACTGATGCAGGTCTTGTACAATTCAAACACATGCCAGCTCTTGATGATCCTATCACTAACTCTGAATATGGTGAGAACCAAAAAGCTCCAGCAGTATTCATGATTTTTGATATTTCAAATTCTACTACTGGTATGCCAACTGGTGTTCGTCTAGTACGTTCAAAAGGAATGCCTTCAATGACTTGGGGTTATATTAACGGTACCAGCCACTACTTGGGACACGCTGCTTCTCAAGGTATGGAATCTGCTAATATGATGCCTGGTTACAAAGCTTGGATGAAAGACCGTGTAGGTGTATTCTTGGAAGACCCTACTCGTTGTATGATCATCGAAGAAATTCCAGCATTTGGATTCTAATTTAATCTACGGAAATAAGAAAGGGTTGCAAAACCCTTTCTATTTTTGTAATTTTATGCGAATTTAAATTAATCATTTAATCAATTAAAATAACAAACAAAAATGTCAAAATCAAACATTAAAAAACTTGTCCCAGTTCCATTTGATCCAATTACAAATCAAAACGATCCTCAGTATAATTCTGTGAAGAATCAACTTGAACGTATGGGACATAAACAATTTCCTAATACTAAGTTTTCTGTAATGCCTGTAAAAGATCCTCGTACAAAAAGATACTTGACAGGTTTGGATGTAGATGCTATTAGTATTAAAAATATTGAAGATACAGAAGTTCGTGAAGCTGAAATTAAACGTATCACTACACTAAAAGCAGAACTAGAACGTTTGACAGGTCTTAATTTGGATCCTATTACTACAGATCCATCAAGACCTTGCTACTACGAATTGATTTCAAGATCTAGTACTGATGATCTTCCTCTTGGATTTGTATTTAATAACCCTTCTGTAGGTGAAGTATTTGATTTGTCTTCTCCAATGAAACAAATTGATTTTCTTTGGTTGTGTGAAACACCTTTCGTATTGAAATCCTTTATTGAGTATGAAAGGGGATATAATGCATATGCTCGATACATTGTAGAAGATATTGAAGCTGAAAACAAAGTAAAAGCTGACAAATACAAAATTAAAATGGATGCTACTACAGGGCTTAATGCATTCTACAATTCATCTAAAGTAGATAAACTTGCTACATTGTTGAATATTCCATATGCATATGATGATAGTCAAGATGTAATTCTTGCATACGTTGCAGAATATTTGGATGGTATCACTAATTCATATATTACAGATGATCTTAAACAGTTTGTGAAATTTACAAAGTTGAGTCCTGAACAATTGGATGCAAACTACTTTGCTACTCTATTTATTCGTGAAAGTATTGTTACAGAACAATATGGTGGTATAATTAGAGAAGGTGTTGATGAATATGGAGAGCGTCTATCTGAATCAGGTAAACAAGGTCTAGTTGAATATTTGCTAGATGCTAAAAACTCTGAAAAATATGCAATGCTTCGTGGTGCATTGGAAGAAGCAATTCAATCTAAATATGGTGTAAGAGTTTCTACTAAAATCCAAAAACGAAGTAAAGCTGTTTAATAACCTACCTTAATAATTTAATCCAATGATCAATATAGTTGAATTTTCTAAAAGTATAGATGAAACATTAAATAAACTTGGTACAAACAAGAATTTCAATGTATCTATTCCTGCTAAAGTTAGAGCAATTAATCTTGCTCAACTAAAACTTATTAAAAATAAGTTAGGTATTCTGAATCCTTCTAAAAAAGGATTTGAATCTTTTAGACGTAGATTTGATGAATTGGATTTTCTAATTGTTCCCAATAAGGAGGTATCTGTACAAACAATAGATGATTCTTTGTATGCAGATACTTCTTTATTGGAAGATTATATGTACTACATCAAATCATATTGTACTGCTACAAAAGGAAAATGTAAGAATAGAAAACTTACTAATCACTTAGTTAATCATAATGATTTGATCAACTATTTGAAAGACAAAAATTACAAACCTTCTTTTGAATGGGAAGAACAGTATGTAACACTTTCTAATGGTAAATTAGAAATTCACAAAGCGGATGATTATACAGTAAATAAGCTATACTTGTATTATATACGCCAACCAAAACCTGTTAATCTTAGTGGATATACACAAAATGGCGTAGCTTCACAAAATATTAACTCGGAATTTCCAGAATCTCTTAGAGATGAACTATTGGATATGACTTGTCAATTAATCGCTTCTAACAATGTAGATATGGCACAATATCAATTTACAGAAGCAAGAATCTCAAAATCTGAATAAACTAAACTTTTTTGTTAAACTTAATTTAATTTTAAAATGGAATACCGTAATACACAACTGTTTGTCCTTCCTACAAACGCAATTGCTGCTGATGGACTTACTACTGTAGCTACTGTACAAAGTGGATCATCTTCTCCTGGTTCAACTGCTGTTAATGCTGTTGCTGATGGTGTAGTTGGTTTTGCAATTAATGGTGCAAATAAAAATGCTACCACATTCAAAGGAATGCCTTATACTGTTGATAGTACCAATATTTCTGCTGGTGACTGGACTGGTATGGCAACTAATCCTAAATCAGTAAAAGTAATTCGTGGATTTAATCCTACCGATGATTTGTCTGCATGGGCTGGTGTAATGGAATCTGGAGATATTTTCTTCAACAACATCACCTCTATTCGCCAAGTCAACCCTTCGACTACTGAACAAGTAATGATTAAACAAGTTGGTTTTGATGCAACATCATTGAACAAATCTTGTTACGAATCTTTACGTATGGTATGTGGTAACACATACAGTTTGCAACTTCGTGCTAAATCTTTCTTGGCAGATTCTATCAGTGCAAAAGGTCTTGTTAAATCATACACTGTAAACACTGGTTGCTGCGAAGATCAACACTGCACAAACAAAGGTAACGCTCTTCAAATTGCATTCTCTGCTGCATATGATTTGGTTAATCAAATCAATACTGATCCAATGATGAAGGGTTATATTACTGCTCAAGTTGTAGGTTTTTATACAGCAGATCCTGCTGGTGCAAAAACAAAAACTCTTTTGACAGGTTCTACTACTCTAGCTGGTATTACTGCTGATTTGGCACTAGCTCCAGCTAATGATGTTGATGTTGAAGGAACTGATTGGGCTGTTGGTTTTAAATTGACTGGTGTAGCTGCTCCAAACTGGAATAACCCTTCTAACCCAATTGATTTCCAATTCCGTAATGATGGCGTTATTATTGGTGCATACTTCTCTAAAGGAAAACCAGTTGGTGAACCTTATGTATGGGATGCTTGTACATATGCTCCTGTAACTCTTATCCAAGATTTGAAATTCAAAAAGAATACTGGTAAAGAAATTCAACAAATGGAAATCATCCACAATGATTCTCATAACATTTTCAAAGAAGTATTCTACAATACCGCATACAATACTGTAAATCTTCCTAAGTATACAGACATTGCTCAGTATTACACATTGTACTACATTGATTATAAAGTACAGGAAGACAATGCATATAACTCTAAAGTACCTCAAGATCGTAGAGTTATTCTTGCAGTACCTGTTGGATCAAATGCTGGTAGTTCTGTAGATAGCAATATCTCAGATATGATCACATTGCTTTCTACAAAATCTGGAGTACCAATTATCACTGAATAATCTACTCGAAAAACAGGGGTGGGAAACCACCCTTTTTTTTGATAGTTATTAAACTTTTCAATCATGCTTTGTATAGATAAAAACGATTTGTTTCTCAGAAAAGACTTCTTTACTTGTGATGAAAGTAAAGGTGTGTCTCTTTCTGCACTCATAAAAAAATTTGCACCAACTCCTGTTGTAAATAATGATGGTAATGCTACCTCTCATTATTTTAAACTTGGAGCAAATGGCACTTTAAAAAGTATTCTTCTTTCTGATACTATTATTCATCCTGTAAAATTTGATTCTACAGAATCCATTGCTGTATCTTTTGATACAAATAGTAATACATTTACATTTGATTTAGTAGGAGGTGCAGGTTTGGAAGCAAGTCTTACTGTACAAGATGAAGATGGACATTCTGAAAAATTAGTTTTAAATGATCCATTAAATTCTGCTGTTTTAACATTTGGTCAAGGTACTATGATTGTACCTACATACAATCCTGCTACAAATAAAATTAAATTTGATTTTAATCCAGGTGGTACACTTGCAGATTATGTAACAGGTGCTGGTACTAGAGCTACATTCCCAACACAAATTACAGCGTTTACTAACAACGCTGGCTACATTACATCTTCTGCATTAACACCATATTTACAGTCTTCTGTAGCAGCTACTACATATTTTCCACTATTAGGAGGTACAATTACTGGTACAGCAGGAAGCGGTTTTATTGGATTGCCTTCTCAAAATACAAATCCAACAGCAGAATCAGGAATTACTAAAATATATGCTGACTCCACAGGTAGATTTTCTTGGATTACAGGACTTGGATTTAGAAGAACATTTACATCTACATCACTAACCGCTGACCGTGTATATACCCTAAAAGATGCTAATGGTACATTAGCTTTTACAAGTGATATTCCTACAACTGTAAGTTCATTTACAAATGATTCAGGATATATTACATCATCTGCTTTATCTCCATATTTAACATCTTCTACTGCTGCTTCAACATATTTTCCATTAACAGGAGGAAGTATTACAGGTACTGGTGGTTTAGGATTTTTTGGAGCTATTGCACAAGCTTCTACACCTTTTGCACCAGCATCAGGATTTAGATTATTTGCTGATTCATCTGGTAGATTTAGTTGGGTTGCTACTAATGGTTTAGTAAGAACATTTGATGCTACAGGCAATACAACAAATAGATCATACACACTCCCTGATTACGATGGAACATTTATTCTATATGGTAACACTAATACATTAGGCTCTAATAGTTTATCATTATCTACTACAAATACAGGTAGTGGAAATACATTTTTTAATTTAACAAATGGTTCTGCTGTAAACGTATTTAGAGTTTTTGCTGATGGTACACTTTCTCAAGCTCAATCCAGAACGGGTTTAACTACATCCACAACTATTTCTTCTTTTAGCACAACAATTGGAATAACCGATTCTAATAACGTAGTTTCTAAAATAATAGCATATAGTATTGATCCTACAATTACAGGAACGGGTTATACTAATAAAACGATTGTAGGTTTGTCTATTAACCCTAATTCTAGAGGTACAGTAAATACTAGTACGAACAGAGTTAGAGCATTGGAGGTATTTCTAGGAAATAGTACAAATAGCCTGACTCCAGATGAAGTATCTTTTTATGCAGGATCATCTTCTGTAAAAATTATTAGTAGTGGCGGATCAAGAGCGGATTTAACCTTTAATACAAATGATACAACACAAATTGCACAATTTTTCCATCAAGGTTCTGGTACAACTAATGGTATGATAATTAGAAGTATTACTGGTAACTATGGTGTAATTCTTCAAACAAACCTTAGCTCTACAAATAATACCAATATCTTAACATTTCAAAATGGTCAAACTGGATTTTTGAATATGGGATCTTCTGTATCAAATGTCAATTTAATGGGTTTGGCTGTGAATCTTGGTACAACTGCTTCGAGATGGACTGCTGGTTCTAGTGGTACAACAGTAACAGGTATTAACTGGTCTTTACCTGTAGCTTATGCTGATGGTACTAACTATTCAACATCAGCTATTTGTTTATTAGGAGATTTTGATATTACAGAAATTGGTACACCATCAGCTAGAGCTGCTTATTATGGATTTAGATTTAGAAACACTAGATTTATGTCTGGTTTGAATCTTGGTAATACTGCCCCTGCTGCTGTATTAGATCTTGGTCAACATGCTGATACAACAATTCCTACATTAAAAATTGCAGAGTCAAATACTACAGCTCCTAGCAATACTAGTACACCTACTGCTTGGTGTCGTATAGTAGTTAATGGAACTACATATAAAATGCCTTTATACAGTTAATCTTAAACTAAACAATACTAATATGGCTTTAACTTCTGATCCAGTTGTTTCAAAAATTCAATACAATAATGGTTCTATCAACTTGTATATTGAAACATCTTACATCTTTATTTTACCAACATTCTCACAACAAGGATGCGAAGTACAAATTGCTTTATACAATACAAGAGAAGATTATTTAGAAAGTAAACTTCCTTCATATACAATCAATCTTGGTACAACAGACATTTTTATTTCTGATAATGAACTTTCAGAAAAGTTACATACTTTTGTGCTAACGTATTTAAATGAAAAATCTCCTGATACATGGAGTGTAACATCTTTAAAGTAAACTTTAATTAAACAAATAAACATGGAACAACTAACATTTAATCTAACACTAACTGATCAAGAGGTAGCACTAATTGGTCAAGCACTAGCAGAACTACCTTTGAAAATTTCTAAACCACTATTTGATAAAATTCAAAATAGTATTTATGAACAGTCTCAACCTAAAGAAGAATTTGTAACAACAACTGAAAGCTAATGAAACTTTTTTTATCCGCAGGACATGCTATCAAAGCTTCTGGTAAAGATCCAGGGGCTACTGGAAATGGATATTGGGAAGGTGATTTAGCATTTGCATTTGTATCACTTCTTAATACAGAACTACTTAATCTTGGTGTAAAAGCTACAGTAGATAATAAATCTAATATCTTAGTAAATACACTTAGTGTAATTAAATCTTTAGCTACTACAGAAGATTGGTTACTTATTGAATTTCATTTTAATGCTGGTGGTCCAACTGCTACTGGTGTAGAAGTTGTAATACCTAAAGTATATGATTCAAAAGAACAAAAAGTAGCAAAAGATATTGCTGATATTATTTCTAGAAAATTAAACATTAAACTTCGCGGTAAGGCAGGTGTTATTACAGAAGATTTAACTGCTAGAGGCACACTAGGTTGGATGCGACCTACAGGAAAAAATATTCTTGTAGAATTGTGTTTTATATCTAACAAAAGTGATATTGATTCATACAACAAAAACAAAGTTGAATTAGCTAAAGCAATAGCTCAATATCTAAAGAACGTTTAACTTTAATAGGGAAATACAGTTATGCTTTTAGAAGAATCGCTTCAACATATTGTTGTATCTAATTTATTCCAAACAATAAATACTGTTTTATCTTCTGGGATTGCTTTATACATCATAAAAGAATCCATCAATAAAAAGAAAAAACAAAAAGAACAACTTCAAGATAAAGACCCCTTAGCATCTATTGCTAAAAAGGAAAAACTTCGTAGTATAGAAGAGTTTATTTATTTAAGGCTTACTGGTAAAAATAAACGCCCTAAAATTATAGCCCCCTGGTACTTTACCAATGGCACATATACAACAGGTGGACTATCTATTAAAAAAATGCATTTGGCAGATGAATCATTTAATGACACTTCTGTACAAGGAATGATCAACCAATTACAAGATATTAAAGTAGATTACTACGAACGTTTACTTAAACCATTTAGAGATGATCCATATTTGAAATGGTATTACTCTGATGAAACAAAAGTTCAAGATGGATTGGCTGCTACACATAAAGAATGTGGTGGAAATCATATTTATATTTTTCCTGTTAGACATCTGTACAACAATATTCTAGTTGGGCTTTTAGTATTGAAATTTGAAGAATATCCTGATCTTTCAGAAGCAGATATTGAATACTTAGAAATTCAAACATCTAAAATGTGGGATTGTATAATTTAATTAACTATCTATGATTCTAAAAACATGGTGGAAAAACTTTGTAGCAAAGACTCCACAAAGAAATAAAAAATTAAGAAATGTAGCTGTGAGTATTATTACCGCAGCTACTTCTTTAGAAGCAGTATTGAAAGTATCACCTCAATATCTTCAGTATTTACCTTCTTATACAGAAAAACTACTTGCATATATTATTTTATCTGGTGTAGTATTTGGTTTGTATCACCAATCAAAATCTCAAGAAAATGAAATCTAAACTTCTATTTATACTTTCTATTGCAGCATTAACATGTTTAGTATTGCTTTCTGCTTGTAGTACAGAAAAGAAATGTATTAAAAAACTAAACTATATAGAGTCACATTGCCCTCAACTACTAGGAAGAGACTCGCTTAAAATTGATACTGTAATTAAAGAACGTACTCTTGTAGATACGGTTACTGTAAATGTAGATACTACAGGATTAGATTCTTTGTTTTATACAGTAGATTCTTTACTTAAAGAATCTGGTAAAACAGATACTCTATACAAAAATAAACTTGTAAAATACATTCAATATAAGTATGTAAACAAGTCATCTAATGATTCATTAATTGTAGATTCAAATGGTGTACATTTAAGAGCATGGTTATACGATGGTAGAATATATGCTTCTGTATCAGTAGATAGTATGTACATTCAATCTAAAAAAGCTATTAATTATTCTAAAACACCTATTACAGAAACCAATAAATTTAATTGGTGGAAAGTATATTTTTTTATCTTGCTGGCAATTACTATACTGATAGTTATTAAAAAATTGAAATAATGAAAAGTCAACTCAAAGTTCACATAGATAATAGCAGCCTGTATACAATAGGGTTTCGAGATGAATCAGATTACAATCTTGAAATCGAAATTCAAGAACCTCTTTTAGTAGTAAAAGCTCCTAACTTTTCTGCAAAAAGTATAGAATTTACACCGTATACTTGGAATACTGTAAATTCTAAAAATTTAGAGATTGCACAATGTGATTCTTTTGAAGTATTACCAGATGGCATCTACTATTATAAATACAGCAATGTACCACATGAACGTATTTTTGTAGAAGGACATTTTATGAGAACTGCTATACTACGTTCTTTGTATCAGAAAAAATTATTGGATGTGTCTACACAAATTTCTTTAGTATCTGTTACCGACAATCCTCTTGTAAAACAATTACAAGAAATTAGTTTTCATATTGATGCAGCAGAGGCTAATGTGAATGAATGTTGTTACAATACAAATATTGCCATTCAACATTACAAAAAAGCACAATCTCTTTTGGCAGCATTTAAATCATACGATCATGTGTCCACTTGTCAGGTGTAAGATTTGTAATACTCCAACACCATCTTGTGATTTAGAAAGAAAAGTATGTAAAAAATGTAGATAATGGATAATTATACTAAACTAACATGCAAGTATGCATACAAAACAAATAACATGCTTTTTAATAGAAGGTTTGGTATGAAAAAACCTGTAGACTTTGATACTATATTTTTTATACAACAATCTCTAAAAGCACTAAAAGATGATTTTCTTACATCATCTGAAAAACAATTATTGTTAGACAATCTTAAACTTATAAGCAATGAGTAAATGCGATACATGCCTACAAACAATATCGTCTAATTGTATAAAATATACAGGTAATCCAATGTTGGAATTGGGTTTACAATGCGACATTCCTTTGAATGATGCATTTTATATTTTTGGACAGTATTTGATACAAGCATTAAATGATAGAAAAATTGATTTATCTGGAATTGATTCAGCATGTGTTGAATTAACCAACAATGAAAAAACATCTATCACACTACTATTTAACAAACTATTTCAGTTGTATTGTGATGTAACTACAACTGGTGTACAAATTGCATCTCTACCAATTGATAGAGTTCTTTTTGTAGTATCTAAATTGGATGAATATGTAAATGGAGATTTTTGGGGATCTATGACTCCAATGAGTTATTCAACACTTACTGAAACTAAGAATGTTGCTCAACTCTTCCAATACATTCTAACTCAAATAGATGCAACGTATGCTACAAAAACTTCTGTCACAAATCTTCAAACATCTGTGACAACATTACAAGCAAGTTTGACATCTTTGACTACTACTGTAAATAATTTAGATTTTACTGTTACAGCAGATTGGTGTTCTGGTACAGGAAGTAAAACTTTAGCTAATGCTATTATTTACATGTATACAAATATCAAAGCATTAAATAGCTCTATTTCTGGAAGTTCTTGTACATCCAGCTTTTCATTATCTAAAACAGGATACACAGGTTTTTCTTCTGTAAAAGCAGCAATGGAATATTTGATTGATCAAGCATCTGCAAATACTTCAAATTGTGTAGGATTTAATGTTACTACTGACATGGGTATTCCTGGTGCAGGAATTGATTTTGGTACAGGAACATTTACTATTAAAGGTGTATCAAATCCTGCTACTATTTCTCTAATTGCAGTAGATACAGAATTAAGTGCTGCCCCAGTAATGATTGATTTAAAATCTACAACATCTTCCACATTTTGTACAGTAACCTCTGCTTTATCTGTAGTATCACCAGGTACTATTTCTGGTACATATGATTATACTGTATCAATTAATCTTAAATCTAAACAAGCTACTCTTTATTTTATGTCTGGTGTAGGATGTAAAAAAACTATGACATTTAGTAATACTAGCGGTTCAGGTTCAATTTCGTAAATTTAAATAAACTAATAAACTATGTGTCAATGTCAAAACTTATCATTGTCCGATTGTAATTGTAATAGAACACAACCTTGTGTTGAAGAACCTATCCCATCTACCTGTTCTAATGAATGTGTAGATTTTACAAAAGCACAATGTGTTCGATTTATAGGAAAAATTTCTAACAACATCGGTTTATCTGAAAATCCATTGTTGTCTCAATTTATGGTAAAGGTTATTGCTCGTTTGAATAATATTCCACCATCATTTGAATCTACTTCTGTATCAGATTTTATCTTTGAAAATACATCTGTATTAGCTGGTACATTTACCCTAAAACAAAATGGACTTGCTGATATTATTACAGATGTATCATACAAATTACAAGGTATTTTTGCTAAAACCAATACTGGAACATTTTCAATTAACTCTACATCATCTGATACAAAATTAGTATTTGATACTGGTACTGTAATTAATGATTCCTTCAACCTTGTTTTATCATCTGGTAATTATAACACTATTGAATCAAATGCTACCCTTACTGCTAGAGCTGGTAACCATGCTGTAGATTTTAAAATGTCTTTTAGTACAGAACAAACCAAAACATTGACATTTAAAATTAAAGTGAACAATGGTTCTGGTGCAACAGTTCTAACTAAACAAACGATTCAAACTACTGGTACAACAGGTGTACCTAAATACTACGATGTAAATCTACAAACTATGTATGAAGCAGTTACTGGTGGTATGTTGTATACAGTAGAAATTGAATGTTTGGATTCAGGACATTCTGCAAATATTACAATAGAATCTGGTTCTATTGTTGTAAAAGAAGCAACTTTCTAACTTTCCATATATTTGTTTGAGGTGGGGTATTGAACCCCACCTTTTTATTTTATTTGTATACTACAAATCAATCAATTATATTTGTAGCATTAGTTAAACTAAATCATTAAGAAATGACTAAAAAAGAATTTGCAAAACAATATCTATATGAAAAGGTGGAAAATTGTTTTACATGGAATCAATACGCAGAGCATTTAAACGCTAAAAACGAAGGTTTTGTATATACTACAGGTGAAGCAGTACGTAAATTAATTGGTGTACTCCCAAAAGATTTAAATCCTATTTCTACAAATCCTGTAACACCAGATCAACTAGATTTGAAAAAAGTGTGGTATAATGGTAAAACGTGGTGTCAATCATATGCTGTAAATGATTCAAATCTTGTACAATTTAAAGAAGATTTGTTAGAAGAACTTTCTGAAGTAGGAGGATTTAATTTTACTACAACAGAATATGAAGAAACGGATTATATGGCAGAGCTTTGTCTTCCAGACTATCACTTTGGTAAAATTGATGGAAAATCTATCCATGAACAAAAAAATAACTTTGTTAGAGCAGTTTCAAAAATGGCTTCTTTTGCGACTACTTATACGATTGGTAAGTTCGTTTTTCCTATTGGTAACGATATATTTAACACTGATAATTCTCATTATACTACTACTGCTGGAACACCTCAAAAAAACAATACACACTGGCATACAATGTTTCATGTTGCATGGACCGCAGTTGTACAATCAATTGAATTACTTGTAAAAATTGCCCCTGTTGAAGTAGTTGTTGTACAAGGAAACCATGATTGGCAATCTTCCGTACATTTAGGAGAAGTTATTTCAGCATACTTCCATAATAACCCTAGTGTTACTGTACACAATGATGCAGCTACTCCACGTAAATATATTTCTTTTGGAAACACTCTATTGGGATATACACATGGAGATAAAGAAAAACCACAAGATCTACCATTGATTATGGCTACAGAAGTACCTGCATTATTTGCAGAAACCAAATTTAGAGAATGGCACATTGGACATCTACATAAACATTCTATACAATCATATAGAGGTATTAAAGTAGAAGTTCTTCCATCTTTAGTAGGTACGGATGAGTGGCATAAACAAATGGGTTATGATTCATTAAAAGAGGGTATTGTTAAAGTATACAACAAATATTCTGGACCTGTGGCAGATTTTAAAGTACGTCTTTGATATTGATACTATTAAAAAGCTATAATATAAAAGAGGAGGTAAAACTCCTCTTTTTTTATTTTAAAAGATCAATACTAAAAAATGAATATCTTTAAGACTTTATTATTTAACCTATGACAAATAGAGAAATTATATCAGATATACGGAAAGCCAATAAATTTATGGAGTATGATACAATGGTATCAGATAGATTTCTATTGTCTCTAGCTTTTAAATATAGTTTACTATTAATTCAACGTGAAACAAATAAACGTAAACTTTGGAATTTATCCAATGCTTTTCATACAATCAATTGTTTTAAATTGGAACAAGTTCCTTTATCGCAATGTTTGGATTTTACATCTTCTGAAATTATTTCTAAATCAGTAGATAAACTCCCTAATGTAGAAAATGGATATTATGGGAATCTTATACAAGGTGTATATGATATTGAAGGACGAGTTGAAATTAAGGCTACTTCTTTAAAACAATATCAAAACTATTTAAAACTCAATAAATTTAGGTCTTTAAAAAAAGAAGCATTTTATTTTATTGAAGAAGGTTATTTGTATATAACACACCCTTCCATAGAGGCTGTAAAAATAGTTGCATTATTTTCAGAATATGACGTAAATTTGTCAAAGTATAAACAATGTGATTGTGATTGTTGTGATGATGACGATTGTTATGCGCCATTAGATGAAGAGTTTAAATGTCCTGGATATTTAACCTCTTCTGTACTAGAAATGGTAAATAACCAATTACGTGTTTATGCACAATTGAGAGAAGATAAGACCGATAATGGTGATGCTGATACTCAATGACGTAAATCATAATCTAAATTAAAATGCCAAAAAGAGTACATCCTCTGAAAATTGCACAAGTATCCTATAACAGTGGTACTATGAAATGCTACAAACATTATTGTAGACAATGTGATAAATTTAATAAAACACCCCTTGAATACAAAGAATGGAGAGCTATTGTGCTAGAAGCAAATGAATTGTTAGCTGATAAAATTCTAGAAGGTAAACATATTAAATTACCGTTCTTACTATCATCTTTTCTAATTGCTGAATTTAAACAAAAGGTAATTAAGAAAAACAAACGTTTAAATTTACCTATTGATTGGCAAAAAACAAAAGAGTTGGGTACATATGTATACCACACAAACTCACATACTAATGGAAAACTTCTAAAGTTCTTCTGGCATAAATCAGATGCATCTTTTAAATACAAAGAAATTTATGCGTTTAAAGTAGTACGTAAAGTTTCAAGAGCTATTGCACCTTTACAGAAATCAGAAGACAAACCACAATACATTGCTTTAGAAACAGTATCTGTTAAAAAGAAAACAATAGCCAAGTATCCAAAAGATATTCCAGTAGTTGAATTTGATGGTAAGACAAAACAACCTGTAAAAAGATGGAATAACTATATGGAATTGTTAAAGCATTATGAAGTATCAATGGCACATTTTACAAAACTTATTTCACTTCCATCTAAACGTTGGTTAAGAGGTAAAACATATTTAGTATACGATTTTAAAAATGAGTATGAACATATACAATAAATATCAGTACGAATTTGAATCTCCAGAAGGTTTGTACGCAGAAATTAAAATGGAACTGAGATCTTATTTTGAATCAGGTGCAGTTGATGATACATTGTTTTTAGCATACACAGATACTTGTCTACAAAAGATAGGTCGTTCTATGCTACAAACAAAATATTCAATTATAGAATTGAAAAATCACAAGGCTATCTTACCCGAACATATTAAATACCTAAACGATGTTTTGTATGCAGGTGAGACATCAACCATTGTTTCAAAACCTTTTCTAAAACATGGTCATTCAGAAATTAAATATTTCAAAGATGATGAACTTGGAGAAAATTCAGATCCTATCTGTAAAAAAATTATTGTATATCACGATGAATTTAAACAAGAGCAACAAACTACATTTACATATACAAGACTAGTTCCAGTAGATGTAGAATCTAGGGAACTTTGTGAAAATCCGTGGTATAGAAATATGACTGAATTTACGGCATGGTACAGAACAAACGGTCGTATACTAGAATCCAATATGAGAAATGGATACATTCTTGTATCATACAAAAGAAGATATGTGAATGATGATGGTTATTTATTGATTCCTGCTGAACAAAAGTTTTATGACCTATTATCTAATTACATTAAGTATAGATTGTTTGAACAACTCTGGCATGTTGTAACAGATGAAAGTTCAAATCAAATACAAAACAAAATGTTGTTCTATAAACAACAATACGAAGAATCTCTAATTATTGCACGAACAGAATTTAATTCTAAGTCTTACAATGAACAATTAGATAGTACACGTAAAAGACAAAATAGATTTAGACGCAAATACGATATATCATGAATGATGTAAACAAACATACAATTAGTACACCAACTAAAGGTTTAAATTTAGATAATATTACCTCTCAAATTGTTGAGGGGTTTTATTCTTTAATGATGAATGGTATTAACCAATCTACAGAACACAAATATGCGGTATCTAATGAATCATCTACTGTAAAACTTACTACATTTAAACCTGGTTACTATGTTATTGGAACAGGTGTTTTAATGGACAATAAATGTATTGTTGCACTAGTAAATCCTACTACCAACTTTTCTGAAATTGGATATTTTGATATTCAAGTAAAATCTGATTTAGAAGAACAAATTAAATTAAATCAAACTATTTCTGTACAAAAAACAGCTGAATATTTAGAACAAAATCAAACTACATATACACCCCTTGTATACTCTACCAAAGCAAATCAATACGGATATTCAGCTAGTGATTATTATTCAAATATATCTATTACAGGAGATCCACAAGATACTCCACCTGTAAAGCCTACTCCATCTGTAGTATGTAATGGATTGATGTTTGATATTAATTATCCTGTTAGAAATATGGTTGTTAAACGAGACCTATTTAAAACCTATGTATTCTTTACAGATGGAAATATGGAACCTCGTTACTTAGTTCTTAGAGATATTGATACTACACCTTATGTAGATAATTCTCAAAGAGTTTCAGTAGGGCAATGTGAAGAACAACAATACTTAAACGAGCTTGACATACAAAAAATAAATATCTTTTCTAACAATAGACAACCTATTGTAGATGCTTTAGAAATTGTAGAACAAGGTTCTATTCCTGTTGGTTCTGTTCAATTTGCAATTAGATATACAGACAAAGTAGGTAATCCTATTTCTCAAGTATACAACATTACAAATCCTGTATATATTACAAAAGATTCATATTCTAAATCTTACAATAGTATTGAGGGTTCACCTATTCAATTATTTTCATCTAAAGCTGTTAGACTTGCTGTAAGAAATCTAGATACAAAATATGATTACTATCAACTAATGATCATTGAACAAGTAAATGGTGCAAAAAACTATTTTGCTCAAGGACCTATTAGTACAGAACAAACATCTATTTTGTATACAGGAAATGAACAAATTAAACAAAAAATATCACTAGACGAATTTTATCAAGTTAGACCTAATATTCAGGCAGCAGATGCTTTAACAGAAGTTGATGATAGATTGGTACTATACAATATTACAGAAACAGTAGAACCTAATTTACAACGTGTAACAAACAATGTAAAACTTACGTGGTCTGCTGCTGCATTGCCTACTCAAATTGTATCTAAATCTTACAAAGATGGCGTATTTGCTGCAAACCATAAAGGTTATATGGGTGGAGAAGTATATCCATTTTCTTTTCAGTATGTATATGATGATGGTTCAGAATCTAGTTTATATCATATTCCAGGCAGAAAATTACAACCGTCTGATTTAAAAGAAGATCTTTCTGTATTAGACTTTCCACAATCTACATCTTGTGATGATACTACATATCCATATTGGAAGTTGTATGACACATCTACTGTAAAAATTACTAAACAATGGCAAGACATTAAAGATGGAAAAATAAATAATCTTATACAAAGTGGTAAGGACAAATTTGTATCAGATGGTGTTGTAAAACTGACTACCTTTTTTAATGATGGGTACTTTGAATTTTCTGGAAATCCTACAAATGGAGAGTATGTGACCATTACATTTAGAGATAATGATACTAAATCAGATACAGATTTTGATTTTGTATTTGTAAATACATTACCTACTGGTACATTCTACAAAACTAATATTGACAACACTTCTTCATACTACATTTTATATGGTGTAATAAATGTTTTAATTGGTGCAACAGATGCAGAAACATTTGAAAACTTTGGTAAAGCTGTTGATTTATATAATGAAATATTTAGTTATGATATGCCTGTACCTTATAGACAAGGTACATACAATACCTATACTATTTCAGGAGCAAGTGTATCTTTTTCTTTTGTAAAACGTTCTACTAATAATGGATATTTTGTAAGACTTGGAACAGGATCTACATCTATTTTTAATGAAACAACAGCATCTTCTTGTCAAGGTTTGTCTAATCAACAAACATATTTGTCTAATCTTATAGATAATGCCACAATTAATTTTAAAACAAATACAGTAGATCCAGCAAATATTTTAAATAGTATTGTATCTAATCAATCATTTTATACAGATTATCCTATATCCTATGATTTGTATGATAGTGCAAATAATCTAGCTTACACTATCTATGAATTTACAGGAGAGTTTTATGTTACTACAACATATGAAGTAGAATATAACACATCTGTACCGTCCATTGCCTTACTATTAAAATATGTAGAATGTAATCCTATTACAGCATATGAAGGAGATTTTCAATACTGGGAATCCACTGAATACTATCCTTGTGATACAGAAGTATGGGGAGAATTAGCTGGTACACCTATTAGACATCATAAATTCCCAGAACGTTATACAGTTCCACATTTCCAAAATCTATTGGATATATCAGACAAGTATGGTTTAAATTATACATTCCTACATCCATTTGCTGTAAAAGTAGACCATTCTTCTGTACTACAATCTATTAAGGATTCTGTTGAACAAGGTATTATATCTAAGAAAGATGCATCTAGAATTGTAGGATATAAATTGTATAGAGGTAATCGTGTAAATGATGCTTCTGTAATTGCTAAAGGTCTTTTGTATGATGTATGGGAACACAATAAAAAATTGTCTGCTGATACTTCACAAAAGTTCTTTTATCAAAACTATCCATTTAATGACTTACATGCTGACCCATTTATTCTAACAAACAATGCTCACATGAGTTCCTTAAGTGATTCTCAATCCATAGATTATATTAAAAATTCTAGTAATTGGATTAGACCTCTGAATGATGGCGAATTCAATAATAGGTTTACATTATTATCTCCAGATACAAGTTTTTGGAATATTCCTCTTTCTGGTAGATTACATGTAGATATGGAAGTATATGGTAAAGCTAAAGGACACTATTATCCAGTATTTGATCATGCTAAATATAGACGTTTAAAAAATAGAGCGCATATTGGTTCTTGGGGTATTGCTGGTACATTAGCCACACTAGACAATTTAACAATTGGTACTACTGTAAATATTAAAGCTGGACAAATTCTACCAGAAACTGTCCAACTACAAGAAAGTATTCAAAAGCTTTTAGAATTAGGTACACCACTCAGACAATACGTATATCAATACAATGGTGTTGGTGAATACAACAGGTGTATACTAAATCCTGTAAAAGGTCAATTGTGGAGAGACATTGATATTGCTACATATTTAGACAGAGATATTGTAAATGTTGGAGATGTTAATCAATTCAACAATTTCAATAGAGAATCTTCTATGTATCTAAAATTAAACAACAATATTAGATCAACTACAATCAAAGATAATTCTAGATATAAACCATCTGAATTAAAAATTAATCCAGAAGATTTTACACAACGAGATATTTCATCTTATTATGTATCTATCAAAAGACAGCTACCTGATCAGTATGGACAAGTTCATTCTATTGATTATTGTTATACTGGACAAATGTGGTTTATTAATCAACAGTTATTTCAAAACCTAAACTCTATCACACCCAATACTACAAAATCTGTAATATCTAATACTACAGAATATAACGATAGTGTATTTGGTGGAGATGTGTATATTACAAAATTTGCATCCATTCGCTCACATAGTTATTTTGTAGACAACAGAAAAGGTTTTGTAAATGATTCTGGACAAGGTGTATCTGTAAACTATTCTCAACTATCCAATGTTGGTTATCCTGCGTATTTCTTAGATACAGAATTTACAGGTTTTGTATCAGACAACAATGAGATTTCTGAATCACAAGCTGAGATATTTGAACAATATGCTACAGAACAACAAAACGATTTAGATTCTACTACTAAAACAGGCGATAATGTACAAACATCAGGTTTGAGAAAGACATTCAAAAAAATGAAACTTGCTATTAAATCTATGCTTACGTCTTTAATTAATCCTGCTAGAGAAGTATTGGATTATTCTGAAACAGATCAATCTAACATTATTGGACAACAAGGTATTATGTATCTAGCGTCTATTGGTATTCCTACCTTTTATGTTGAGTCTGTTATCAATACGGAAATGAGACATTCTGGAGAAAATTATGATGAAGATTTTTATCCTCGTATTTCATCAGATGTACCAGATACATTCTTAGTACGTAAACCATTGGACAAAGACAACACGTATTTATACAACAGAGATTTCTCAAATCAAAATGTAGACAATGTTGCATTTCCAATGTCTATAAACTATTCTCCAAGAGATAATAAAAAGTATTATGCTAACAGAGCTGTATGGTCACAAAAAGGTTCTATTGAAGAAACATTACATAATTATGCATTATTTAGAGTAAATGATTACAAGGATTTCAATACTAAAATTACATCTATTGCAGGTGTCTCTGGTGGTAAAACAGTTGTAACATTCCCTAATAAAACACACATCTACAATGCATATTCTACCATAGACTCTAATAACAATACCAAAGCTCTATACTTTGGTACAGGAGATTTGTTTGAAAATGGACAATCTTTAGTAGATTCTGTAACAGGATATTCTGGTTCTCAAGTAAAACAGTTTCTTTCTTGTGAAGTGGGTTCTTTTTGGGTAGATAATATTAGAGGCGCAATCTTTTCTTTTACAGATACATTGTCTGAAATATCTTTGTCTAACAAAGAATGGTTTAGAAAATATTTACCTTTCCAAATCATTAAACATTTTCCTAATTGTAAAATAGACAATACCTATCACTACAACAAAGTAGGTATGACTATTGGATATGACAATACATTCAATAGAGTTCTATTTACAAAACATGATTATATTCCTCTAATCAATGGTATTACATACAATGAAACATCTCACCGTTTTTATGTAAATAATAAAGAAGTATTTTTAGAAGACACCAATTATTTTAGGAATGTATCATTCACTATTTCATACGATGCACATATGAAAGAATGGAGTTCATTCCATTCATACAAACCTTCTACATACTTACATAATCAAAACAAGTTTCTTAGTATACTAAATAACAGAACATACATTCATAACATTCAAGATAAATCATATCAAATTGTATATGGTAAATTGGAACCCTTCATTGTTGAAACACCTATATTTAATGGTACAACAGATATGTTACAATATGTAGAAAGTTATACTACTGTATATGAAAAAACGCTAAAAGGTACTATACAAGTATTTGATAAGTTTTACAATAAAGCAATTGTACACAACAAATATCAAACAACAGGTTTATTAAATCTTGTATACAAAGATGAAACCAACGATGATTTAGCTATAACTCATCCTTTTAGACGTATAGACTCTACCGACATTTTGTATTCTAACAAAGACAATGTTTATACCTTTAATCATATTTGGAATATTTTGAAACAACAAAAAGAAGTATTTATTCCAAATACAAAAGATCTAATTATACGAGATTTGAATTTAACTCAATCTGATTATAGTATAGATCAAGATCAAATGGATAGAATAAGAGGCAAAGAATGTTTTGTTAGACTTATACAAGACTATACAGACAAATATCAGTTGATTACTGTATTTAATACAAATCATTCTCAACCTTCCGTTTATTAATAAATTAAACAACTATGTTGATACCTAATAAAAATAAATCTAAATCCAGTGTTCCTCAAGAACAACGTCCTATAAGTAATGATTCAGACAAAGACATTACTCAAATGATGGATTTATGGAATGTTATATCAGAAGGACCTACTACGGGTCCTTCTTTTGATAATCTATCAAACACACTATCTAATACTACAAATACAATTAAATCTAAAGTAAATAAATTTGTCCAAACACCACAAGCAAAAAAACTTTCTGATTTAGGACATCTTTCTTTAGATATTGGAGCAGGTGTATTACCTATGTTGAATTCTTATATGGATTCTCAAAATGCAGTACAACAAGCAAATGATACTATTCAATCAAATGTATTTGGTCAAGTATCCCCTAAGAAACGTTTTAATATGGATTTTGTAGGAGAGAATGATCCACTGTTTGCATTACATGCTAAAGATGGTGCATCTATTGGAACAAGTATGGATGGTAGTGTGCCAGTAAATGCAGAAGGTGGAGAACTATATTTGAAACCTTCTACTGGAGAAGTATTACCAATTGAAGGTAAATCACATGCTGAAGGTGGTGTTAACTTTAAAGCTGAAGATGGATCTTTTGTATTGTCTGATACTTTAAAAATATCTAAAGAAGACCTTGAAAAGTATGTAGGAATTAAAGTTAAAACAAAAGAATTTACTATTGCGGAAGTAGTTAAACGATTTCCACATCATTTTGATGTATCCAAAGAACAAGAAATGCTAGACAATCAAGCATTAGATCCAATACAAAAAAATACTATTGGTTTTAATATGAAACAAAAGTTAGAAAAGCTTTCTAAACTTTTAGCATACCAACAAGAAAAGAATGGTAACAATGGTGAAGAAATGATGATGTATGGTGGTGAAGCAACATATGCAAAAGAAGGTGCTAGTATACAGGATTATCTTGTTAAAAAAGGTATTGATGGGTCTTACGAAAATAGAAAAAAATTATTTTCTTCTATTATACCAAATTATTCTGGTACAGCAGAACAAAATACACTATTATTATCTAAATTTGAATCTGGAGAAATAAAAGTGGATTCTTCTAATAATATTATCGCAAAAAAAAATAACAATAATCTTTTTGGTACAGGTGATTATATGAAAGATGTAATTAAAAATAATTCAAAATATAATCCAAATCCTACAACAACAGAAACAACTCGCTATAATTCAATATCTAAGTTTAATAAAACAACTCAGGATATAATAATGGAAGTTGCAAAAAGAAATAATGGAAAAGTTCTTATTACAGATAAAGGATCAAAACAAACTATTGCAGGAACAATAAAAAATGGTAAAATTGATCTTATTGCGTTTCCTGTTTTAACAGGACAACAAGATAAACCTGGTCAATATCCTGATGGATACACATTTAATGAGGCTTCTAAAAATAAAAATGTTAGAATTACACCAACGGGGGCATTTTCTGTAAATAAACAAGATATATATGGTGAAACAGGTTTTAATTTAAATGGTCTTATGGATGCGTATCATATAACTTATCCTGATGAGAAAAAAATAAGAGAACCCAAATATAGTGATAATAATCCAAACAATAATAATATGAGTTGGGGCTGTGTTAATTGTAGAAAAAAAGATATTGACTTTTTATCTGCAAATTTTAATACAAATGATTCAGCATATATTATTGATACACGACTTCCATATGAGGAAAATATAAATATAATAAATACAAATTTTCACGTAAAGAAAAAAGAAATGGGTGGTCAAAATAATATCATTGCTAAAAAAGGCTCTAAAAATAAATACCAAGAAGCACAATCTAATTTTACTGTACAAGATAAAGCAGAATTTAATAAACAATTAGAAGAAGCTGTTAAAAGAGGTGATAAAACATTTAATTTTAAAGGTTTGTCATATGCTGCAAAACAAGATCCCAATTACAAGTCTGGTATGATGAAAAACAGTAACGGATTAACATTGGGTGATAATTATACAGATGATGATGCTAAAGCGTATTATGGAAATCCTAATGCTACTCAATTTCCAGCTTCAAATTTAAGATCTAAAAACTCTTCTGTTCAGACTACTAAAAATGCAGGTTATGCAACAGTAGATATGTCAAATCCAGATTATCAAATGGATTTTAGAAATAGACATTCTGATGTATGGCAACAATTTAATATGGGTGATTGGAAAGCATCTGATTATATGGATCGTACTAAAGTAAAAGCTGTACAAGAAGCACTCAATAAAAAAGGATACAATATTAAAACCGATGGTTATTTTGGACAAGAAACATTTCAAGTACCTGGCACAATGGGTAATCTTGAGCCTCTTAATGCACTTCTTGATATTGCAGAAAGTCCTTTTGTACCTAAAGAAACGATTACATCTAGTACACCTGATTCTAATCGTGCTAAACCAAAACCTAAACAAGATTTGTATAAAGCTAGACTTAAAGCATCTGATTATTTAAATCTTATTGATGACCCATCTAGCACAAATTACCATCCTGTATACAACAATGATGAAGTTAACCCAAATTTGATTTCTTTAAGATCAGCAAAAAATGATATTGCATCTCAATTCAATACACTTGTTAATTCTAATACAGGAAATCCTTCTGTAGATAATTTAAGAAAAAATGCTGGTTTTGCAGAAGTAATGAAAGCTAATTCACAAATTGCAGAACAAGAAAACAATACTAACGCTGGAATACTAAATCAATTTGCTCAATACAACAATGGTATAAAACAACAAAACATGCAATTGCAACAAGCAGCAAATCATCAATTTGTTACAGAAAACAATCAGGATTTAGCTGCTAGACTTGATGCAAAACGTAAAAAGTTTTTAGACTTTGCTGAAAATGCTAGAAAAGTAGACCAATACAATGCACAATTAAATTTACTACAAAAAACATTTGGTGATCATTTTAAAATTGTAAATACTCCAGATGGACCTGGTATAGAACGTAACGGAAAAATTGTTAACTTTGATGGATTAAATAATATCACTCAACTAATGCAATGGCAACAAGCATTACAAACAAATCCATATTCAAAAACAGAAGATGCAGACAATGGAAAAACAACTAAGAAAAAAATGGGTGGTAAGAATACTAAAAAACGATTACTGTAATGAATAGATTTTCTAAAATAGTAGATTCTCCAAAATGGGAAGCAGATGTTCCTATTGAAATGTTACAAAAGGCTCTTTTGTATAAAGAAGATTTGTTCAATAAAAATCAAAGTATTGTTGCACAAACATTACAAGCATCTAAAAAAATTGGTGACAGTATTATCAATGATGAAGCTCGTGCTAAGTTTAATGAACAGTACTCTAAGATTAAAGACAATATCAATTCTAAATATTCATCTGATGTAGATTTATCTGATATGAATGTACTAAGTACAATCACATCAGAATTTTCTCCATTGGTAGACAACCATGAATTAACCAGCACTATTTCAAAAGAACTTACTATTAGAGATAGTATGAACCTAATGAACAAGTTTAAATTAGATAACGATGAACGATATAGTGCTGAACATGAAAGAACATTTCAATTAGAACTTCAGCAATATAAACAAAGTCCTATGGGTGCTAATTTGAATCCTTCATACAGAACAGCCTATGATGCAGATGGTGAAATACAAAAATTAATTGCGGCATACAAACCAGACCATGTAAAAACAACTAGAGTTAAACCAGGTGGTTATTTGTATGAAGAAGAAGATGCTTCTGTAAATCAAGAAAAATTATATAATTATATACAAGCAAATCTTTCTAATCAAGGAAAAGAAGAATTGTTATATAGAGGTTATGGTCAATATTTGGCTAACTATGCTATGAATCCAGATCCTTTAACTAAAAATTTATATAAAGCAGGTTTAGTAGAATCATATCAATTCCAAGTACAGTCTAAATTAAAAGCACTTGATGTAGACATGACTTCTACAAAAGCATCATTGTTGATTCATAAAGATAACCCTGAGTTAATTTCAACACTTACACAAAAACTAAGTGAACAAGAAAATGATAAAAAAGAACTTACTAATAAATTAAACTTTACATCTAATCCTAATAACGTATCAGATAAAATGCTTTTGGGTTTAGCATCTGACACACATTTTTTGAATACCATTGGTGTAAAAGCTGCTACAAATGCACACATTGATAATTCCAAAGATATTAAAGTAGATGAAACATATTTTAAACAACGTACATTAAATTTAGAACAAGCTAAAGTAAATGAGTCTATTAGGCAACATAATTACGAACACCAAGATCGTATGTTAGAACTACAAGCTAAATATGGTAATACAACAAGTCCATTTGGTGGTTCACAAGATGGTGTTGTTATTGGAGATGGTCCAGTTAATCCTGATGAAGCTAGAACAGTGTATGGTCAAGTTGTTTCTAATATAGAGAATACATTTCAACAAGGTTTGCAACAAATTCAAACAGAATTCTTTGATGATTATCTAAATTCTATTATTACAAATGGTACAGATGCTCAACGTAAAGCTGTTATTAGTATGCTTCCTAAAGATAGACAAAAAGCATTTGCTAGTAGATCAGCTAGATTAACAGCAGATGATGTATTTGCTTTAGAAAACAATGCTACGTTAGTATCAGAATTTAATAATACCGTTACTAATTATATGAAGATGCCTCCAGAAAAACGTCCTAACTATGGTTGGATTAAAGATTGGAATAATAATCCTCAACGTATTGCATGGCAAACAGCATATGACAAACACGCTAGACTACAAGAAAAACTGACAAAAGATTTTAACGATGATGTAACTATTGTAGATCCTAAAACAAACAAAAAACGTAAACTTACTAGTACGGAACAATTTAAATTAGCTAATTTAATGAAAGAAATTGAATCTGCTAATTATGGTGGTTTAACGGATTATGCAACATTGAGTAATTTAAAAGGTGAGCAAGAGCAACAAGATAAACTTTTGAAAAAAGGTATTTTTGCAAATAAAGCTGAATTAGAATATTATCTCGATATTGTACATAATACAATGGTTGGAGAAACAACGGGGATTGGTTCTCAAATTGTAAATGCATTAGGTGGACCATTAAAAATGAGTCCGTTGTCTCCAGGAGGATCGGGAGGAGCCGAAGGATGGTTAAATAGTGCATCCAAAAAATTAAAAAGTGCAGATTTAAATAACATTGGTCAACTACCTAGTATAACACTTAGATACAACAAAAAAAATGCTGGTGATGTACAACGTAACACAAATCTTATTGCACACATAAACAAAGATCTTCAATCAAAAGGATTAACTTTGTTACCAGATGAAGCTGTAATTACAGCTTTTACTTACAATAGTGTGACATATAGTCTTGGTTCAACAAGTACTACGGAAGATGGTGAAAAAACATATTCTCCTGCAATGAAAACTGTTCCTATTGATGGGTTTAAAATACCTGGTGTTAGAGAAATACTTGCACAAGGTATGACAGAAATTGAAGCAAAAATTCCTAACTCTACTTCTGGTAGAATGATTTATGGTACAGGTAATCATAATGTTTCTGCTACTACAACAAAAGAAGGACGAGTAAAAGTGAATATTGATGGAAAAGAATTTGCAGATTATCAATTGGCTGCTATTATGAAACTACAACCTAAATCTTGGGCGGATGTGGTAAACTTTTTCAATGCTATGCCTCCTGTAGAACAAGAACGATTTATTAATCAATTAAACACTCAACAATAAAATATGCCTACTACAACAGATATATCAAATATTATTACAGGTCAAAAACCTGTTTCTGTACAACTTGCAGAAATGCATTCTGATTTGTTAAACAATATCAGAGAAAATGTTATACCTATAACACCACAAGCATCAAGTAATTATGGATTAACACCAACTGCTGCACCACAACAAAAATCATTTGCAGAAGTTGCAGCAGAAGTATTCAGTAATCCTATTAGAAACAGTACATTCGTTGCACCATATGAATATGCTAAAAAATATGATGATAAACAATTGGGATTTAATGCTGCACGTTCTTTTGAAGACCAAGAAGATATGTATGCTGATAAATTGTATTCTAGTTTTGGTGGTGCATTGTTAGGTATTGGTAAAGGTGTTGCAAGTAGAGGTTTATCTATTATTCCTAAATTTTTAAGTTCCGCAGGTGTAATAGGTGGTTTTACAGCAGACATTTTTAGTGGGAATTTATACAACGGAAAATTAAATTACACCACTGATAACTTCTTTTTACATCTAATGGATGGTATAGATGAAGGATTAAGAGAAGTAATGCCTATATATGCAGACAAAGACTATTTTGAAGGTGGTTTACTTTCTAAAATGGGTACTATGAAATTTTGGGCAGATGACTTCTTTGATGGTGTAGCATTTGCTGTTTCTTCTTATGGTAACGTTGGTTTGCTAAATGCGGCAGGTAAACTTGGTAGATTAGGTAAACTTGGAAAAGCGGCAATGGCAGTAGAGGAAGGTGTTGATGCTTTATCAGATGCTGAACGTTTTGTACAAGGTAGTGAAACTATTAGAGAAGCTGCTACCTTGTCTGCTAAAGAAATGATGCAAGGTTTTACAAAAAACTACAAAGGTTTAGACATTAATTTTCTAGCATCAGATGCTGCAAAAGCTACTTTAAAAAACTGGGCTAAATCTGGTGGTTATGCTACATTTAATACTGTAACTGAAGCTGGAGCTGAAGCTAGAGACTTTAAAAAGCAATACAAACAACAATTAATTAACGAAGGTTTTTCTGAATCAGAAGCAAATGATATTGCATCAGAAAAAGCACTTAATGTATTCAACGGTAATATCATTGCTTTACTAGGCTCTAACATTATTGAGGTTAGAACAATGTTTCCATCTTTGTTTGGTACTACTGAAAATGCATTAGCAACAGCTAAACGAGCAATTGTTAATGGTGAAAAAGTAGCTACACAAAGTTTGGCTAAAACAATGCTAAAAGGTATTGGGTTGAATATTGCAGCAGAAGGCATGTATGAAGAAAACATTCAAACGTCTATACAACAATTTGAGAAATCTTCTTCCCCTGACAATACTTCATTTATGGATATGGCTACCAATTCTATAGCCACTATGCTAAATAACATTGGTTATTTTGGATCAGCTCTAACAGGTTCATACAAAGACATGTCTGCTGATCAAAAAGAAGCAGTTGACTCAATTGTATTAGGTGCATTGATTGGTGGTTCTATGGGATCAAAAGGTTCTTATAGTGAACATAAATTATTAGAAAATCAAATCAAAACATTTGGTTCTCAATATGAAGGTTTAAAAAATAAACAAGCTGAAATCTTTTCTGTACTAGGAGAAGACTTGAAGAATATATACAAAAAACAAGTTGTTCAAAATCCAGATGGAACTACTACCGAAACATATCATGATGAGAATGGTAAATTAGTATTTGATGAAGACAAAATTGCAAAACTAGCATTCCTTAATATTGAAAATCAGAAGTTGGTAAATGAATACTTGTATCGCATTACAAACAATGATAAAAAAGGTGCTGATATATTGTTAGATCAACTACATGCTAGATATGCATTTCAAACATTAACAAATCCTATTTGGGATGGGGATGCAGATTTAGCATTGAAACATATGGAGAATTCATTGGATTCATTTGAAGACAAATCAAATCCATTGCTTGCTACATGGCAATCTAATAAAGAACGTATTAAAGAGTATACAGAAATCTTTAAATCCATACAACAAGAACAACTCAATAAAAAGATTGATAATGTTGCAGACTTTCAATTTGCTAAGTTTGCTTTAGCATCTATGTTTTATGAAAAAACTAAACAATCTACATTATCAAGACAAGCAAATGAGTATAGAGAAGAACGTGCTGCATTAGATAACAAGTTTAAAGAACCTAAAGAGATTATTGATGAAAATGGTAAGATTGTAGATAATCCTAACTATATAACTCCTACACAAGAGGAATCTTCAAAAATGTCTTATTTAAAAAATCAATTGTCTACAATTCAATCTCTTGTAGATAGTTCAGAAAAGACTATAAACATGTTCAGAAGTGATTCTGAAAGAAAAGTTTTTTACAAAAGAATTTTCGAGAGACAATCTGAAATCAATGACTTATTTGACCAAAGCGATAAAGTAGATGAAGAGTTAAAAGAACTTGAAAAAGAGGTTAAAACAAAACAACAAGAACTCTCTGATTTAGAAAACAAAGAAGAACTTACTCCAGAAGAAGAAACTAAATTAAAAGAACTACAAGACGAAGTACAAAAACTATCTGATGATTATCAAAACAAATATGAATCACATGCTGCATTTGTTGCAGATTTTGAATCAAAACATAGATTTGAAGGTGATATGTGGTTGGTTAAAAACTTTGATATAAAGAAAGGTGATTATCGTTCTTTTTCTGAACAACTAAAAGATATTGATAATACACCATTACAATACAAACCTTATCTTGAAGCATATCAAGATATGAAGTTGTCTGTAGAATTTCACAAGATTGTAAATGACTATTTGGAAAAAGCTAATATTTCTGTATCTGAATTAATTTCTACTGTTAATAATTTTATTCAAAATAAAAAAGACATTAGTGAAGAAGATTTAGCTTTACTTGATTCTTTGTATCAGATGATCAAACGTAAAAACGCTGATGACAAACAAAACAACGTATTAGTAGATTTAAAAAATGTAGTTCTTACTCCATACTATCATCCTAAAATATCTAATGTAGTAGGTTTGTCAGCAGAACTATTGTACAGTGATTTAGATGAAAATGAGGAAACTATTGAAGAAGTTACAAAAGAACCTGTAAGTGTATTTAAAGAATCATATGAAAATTATTTACAAACTGTAGAAAGTTCAAAAAATAAAATTGCCGATATTCAATCTTTAATTGAATTTGAAAAACTATTAAAGAAAATGAAATTAGATGGTGGTCCTGTTTCTTTAAATAAAGGTTTTGTTACAAGTAAACGTAATTGGGCATTAAACAAGCAATCCATAGGATACTACAAAACATCGACTAATCCATCTGATTTTGAATCACCATCTATCTTGTTGATTGATACACTTGGTCCGTTAGCTAGATTCTTTTTTGAAAGAGGTTATATACTAAATCAATTAGCATTAGCTCAATCTAAGTTTGAAGCATATGATGCATTGTCTGATAAATCTATGTATACAGAAAGTCCTACTGCTCTACAAAATTTGTATACTACATTAAAAGCTTGGCAAAAACTAATTAAAGAAAAAGATAGAAAAAATACTGGTTTTTTTGATGGTTTATCTGATAACATTGATCAAGCATTAAACAATGTAGATACTATGTTGGATGCTGCAATGAAATCTGGAGACAATAGAATTGCAATGCAGAATAAAATGTTTATGTTGAATTTACAACAACATTTTATATCTATGGGTTTTGATTTAACATCTGGTACACTTAAAGCGCATGCTACTAGTCCGTTAAATCAGTTTTTAAATCATCCTAGAATTAAACCACTTTGGGAAGATAAAGATGTTGCATCTTTGACAGAATATGATTTTGAAACTATTGCTGTTGGATTAAGAACTGTAATGACACCTACTGAAATAAATACTATAACTCAGCAATTAATTACATCTAATAAACAAACATACAGTGTATTTAAAAGTGTAATTGGAGAAAGATCAACTGTATATCCATCTGATTATATTGGTTATTTTATGTTGGAACTATTTAAAGTAGAATCAGATAGTATTGATAAATTTAAACAACATCAAAATCTACTAATTCTATTAGAAGATTTAAAATCAGATAGTACATCCAAATTTACCATAAGAGGTAAAGATTATACTAAAGATGAAATCATTAATCTTGTAGAAAATTTACTAACACACAATTTAAATGAAACCGCTATCTTAAACTTGAATACTGATTTTGTATACAAGAATTATTTGACAAAGCTTGATAAATATGAAAAAACTCAATCTATTGGTCTATCATCAGAACAAAGAATGAGTCACATGATTTTTTCTAAGTATTTGTCAATGAAAATCAATTACAAACCATTGATGTTAAATGCTGTTGCTGGTTCTGGTAAAACATCTACCTTTAAATGGTTGTTTGCTACAAATGAAATTACAGCAGAAAATACTCAATTCTTTGCTACAACAGATACTTCTGTATCTAGTCTACAAAATTCATTGTCTGCAAATAATGTAACTGTAAAAAATATATCGACAATAGATCCAAAGGCTGATTATTCTAATACTAAACATCTAGTAGTAGATGAAATTGGTTTAATTAGTGACAGTAATACAACTACTCTTAGAAAAATTGCAGAAAAAAATCCTCACTTAAAAATTATATTTTTAGGTGACAACAACCAACTTCCAAAAAATGCAATTCAAGTATCTCATTTGTTTTCATTCCAATTACTTTACAATACACCTTTGACACTATCTTTTAGAGCAAAGGTTACATCTATATCTGATGCATTCTCTAAATTTAAAAACAAATCTACTGTACCAGATACAGTAACATTGTCTGCATCTGGACCTATTGGAAAATCTGTATATGGTGTACATTCTGTAAATGGAAATGATTCTGTGCAATCTGCAAAATTTGATGAACAAATTCAAATTGAAGTAGACAACAATGCTGATATATTGATTATTACCTCTACCGATAAAATTGATTCATACAAAAAGAAATTTCCTTCTGCTACTGTTGTTACACCAATTGATGCACAATCTCTTTCTAAAGACAAAGTATTTATTGATGTATCCTATGCAGACTATACATCTGCAAGAACTGGTGTACCATATTATGCACAAAGTACCCAAGAAGTTAAGAATACATTGTTCAATACATTGATGTACGTGGCAATTAGTCGTGGTTCTGAGTATGTGATGATCAAAGATTATGACAATAGATTTTCTAATACAGAAGATACGAATTTACAACAATCTGTAGCAGACTCTATTCAAAAATCAGAAATTGAAATACAAAAAAACAAAGTTCTATTTCAAGATTGGATTAAAGATGAATTAGCTAAATTTGGTGCAAAACCAACTGTGTCTAATACTACACAAACCCAACCTCAACCACAGACACAACCTCAAACAGAACCTACTACTGAAACTGAATCAGAAACTGAATCTCAAACTGAAAATGAAACTCAAAATAATTCAAATTTATTTGAAGATACATTATCTGATACAGAAAAAGATTTAGTATCAAGATACCCAGAAGTATATGCTATATTAAAATGGGTATATGATACAAAAGGTAGTGAACAAATGCCTGACACTATGTACAAAGAAATGCTATCTTTGGTGTATCAAAGACTAACTGATGAAGAATCTACTTTGATTCAATCATACATTAAAAAGCAATCTGAATGTTAATATGAATTGTTTTACTGAATTAGACAGACTAGTTGTTTCAATCCAAGTATCAAAAGACCTGAAAGTTAATTTTGGGTCTTTTGATGTTCATATGAAACACATTTATACTACAAAACCATTACCTAAATCAGAAGGTTTAGAATACTACGAAAAGTATACAGAGTTATATAATTCTGTAGCATCTATGCTAGGTTTAGAATCTAGTTTAAATGTAGATGATGTTGTAGATTGGTACAATAAAAAACATAATCCTGTTACAGGACAAGGTTTACAATTTCCTTCAAGAGAACACATTAGACGTTCTAAAGACCAAGATGAAGAAAATGTGGGTAAATTTAAAGAAGGTGATGAAGTATTTTTAATCAAAGATGCAAATGGGAAAGTTGCTTTAGTAGGTAATCCAACTGCGTCTTTGTATAATGTACTTGCTGTATTGTCAGATGATGAACTAACATTTCGATTCAAAGCATATACACCACTTACAGTATCTTCTAGTATACTAGAAAACAAGATAAATATTGAAAATGTATTTAATGCTCCAAAAGCAAAAGTAACTTTAGCAGAACCTGTAAAAACAGTATATGGAAATAATATACAAAATATTGAACCAGATCAAGTACAAGGTTCTTTAAATGCTATTGCTACAATGTTTGATGACTTAAATGACACTCAAGGAACTATTCCGTTACTAAGTATTGCAACACATTCTAATACAGATGAAGACTTTTTATTGGGTAGACCTGTTGTAAAAATGCTCACATTAGATAATAATGGACATTATAAAATGGTTCCATTCCAAGTAGCATTGAACAAAGCGGCATTGTCAACAGATTCTCCTGTATACAAGATGATGCAAACATTTTATGATAATGCTGTTATATTAAATAATGCTGGATTTCCAATGGGTTCTATTGAATTTGAAACATTGATTAAAGATGTAGCAAAATCATTTGTAAATGGAGAAATTTTATCCCAAAAGAAAAATGTACTTGTTTCTAAGTATGGACAAAGTGTATTTGATTCAGCATTGCAACTTGTGCAATTAACACATGGTCAAGAAAAAACTAAATATAGAAGTACATCTCTTGTAGATTTTTATACTACAGTAGGATTAAACGATAATCAAATACAAAAAAGAAAAGAACAACTTAAAAATCTGTTTGATGATTTTCAATTAACCGATGAACAAGTTGATCAAATTTTAAATTTGAATGATTTACTTTCAGGTAAAGTATTTGAAATTGTATTTGGTATAAAGAATTCTGATTCACCTAGAACTCCAAAAACTAAAACTGTTGAAAAAGATGGTCAAACATATTTGTATACAGATTTGTTAGAACAATTCAGAAAAAATATTCAACCATTGTTATCAGTAGAAACATCTGCTGGTGGTAGATATGAATTAAATCGTGTTGGAGATAAACTTGAAGAAAAACAAAAGATCAAAGGTGTTAGAACACCGCGTACTATTTTTACAAATAGAAACACAATTACCAAATATGAAAACGGTAAAGTTGTAGAATCTTATTATAGTCCACCATTAATGAAAAATGGATATGGACCATTGCAAAAAGCTCTTAAACAACTTATTGCTGCAAACCAAGAATCTTTCTCTGGTACTTCAAAAACAGAAGGTACATATGTACATAACTTATTAAAACCTTTTTTTACAACAAGAGGTTCTAATGAAACAAAAGTATTTATTACAAAAGGTTTCTTTACATCAGATGACAATACTAAAAAACTTTATTTAAAAGGTATATTTAAAACATTACGTGCATTAAGCAAAGACTACAATACTAAAAAATACGATGATTTAGAAGATATGTCTAACCTTGAAAGTTTAGTAGAAGAGTTGGATATTATCGGTTTAGCAGAAGAAGATTTAGAAATGTTGTCTAATAACTTTAGTACATTCTATAATACAGAAAGACGATTTGAATCATTAAAAGATTACATTGATGCAGAATTAGAACAAATTCAACAACGTATTGAAAATGATAAAATCAATTTATCTGCATTGGGTAATTTCTTAGATCAATCACATATTAATCCATCTACAAAAAGATTTAAAAAAGATGGTGAAAAGAAAGGTTCTTTCATTCGTAGTAATCCTAGATTAGCAGGTGAAATAAATGATACATTTGAAAAACAATATATTGATTTATTATCTTTAGCATATACATACCATACTAATCCTGAATTTAAATCTTTTATGGACAACAATCCTTTTTTAGAAACAGGTTTTAAATTAAAAGATGAAACACTTACTAATACTGATCTTTTAGATAAGATAAATAGCATGCACAAAGAAACTGTTATTTCAGAATTTGAAAAATTAGTATCTTCTAATATAGAAACATCTGGTGTAATTAGAATTGAAAATTCCAAAGTTGATATAGATTTTAATTCAAATAATACTGTAAAAGAAGAATCTGTGTTAGAAGAACCAGCTCCTTCTACACAAACAGCTCCTGTTTCTACAAATACTAAAGCTGATATAGAAAGGAGAAGACAAGAAAAGTATAATACTCAGTACAATAATTTAGTTTCTGGTAATGTATTAGATAATCAAGGAGACCCTGTTTTTGAAGAAGATAAAGGAATAGGAGCTAATGGTTTATTTACTTTAACAGAAAAAAAATATGGTCATGGTCACGTCAGAACTAGTGGGTTAAATTCTTTAAAGGTTCTTGAAGACTTATTAGAAGGTGCTGAGTTTTCAGGGTGGTTTGGAGAAATTGGAGAAGGACCACATTCAACATGGGAGACTGGAAACTTTATAATTGTCTCTAATAATATCTATCCGATTAAAAACGGTAAATTAAACCTAAATGAGGTTGAGATAATATTAAATGCTGGATTAACTCCTTTTGCTCAAGAGCTTGCAAACAAGTATCCTAATGTAATTATTAAAGATTTTAATGGTAAAAAATATGACGCAGAACTAGATTCTTTAGAAGATACTACTCAACCTACAGATGCTAAAGCTGATATAGAAGGATTTAAAGATTTTGTTAAAAATACTGACAACGTCACAGAACAAGACAATTCTGATACTGATACAGAAATCAATAGTTCCGAATTTGATGTATCGTATACTGATATTAATGTAACAGATGAGAAAGAACCTAACTCAGAAATTAAACCAGAAGAAAATAACAATGAACCATTAGATCCTTGTGATGGATTTGGTTTTTAATTGTAACTTTGAAAAATATTAATATAACGATATGAGTTGTAAAGTAAAATCAATCGAACAAAAATACAGAGATGTTGCACCAAACATTGCAAACGATCTCCAAGACAATTATTCTCAAACACTAGACCTGGTTAAACAATCGGGTCTAGTTACATTTGTAGATGGTAAATTTGTAACAAATAAACCTAATGAACTACAAGCATATTTAAGTACATACAATAAAACAGTAGATATTAAAGATGGTGTAGTATACACCAATCCATTACAGTCTACTATGTTAGAAGGTGGAATGTTAGAATCAGAAGCATTGAAATATGCTAAATCTATTTTACCTAGTTTGAAAAACAATGAATTATTGTTTGTAACAAGTTTAGCATTAAATGCAAAATTTCATACAGATGCTACTGGAGCATACAAAAATGGTTTAGTATATATTGCTTCAAACAATGGTGTAGTAGGTAAGTCTGTAATTCGACATGAAGTATTCCATAAAATTTGGAATGAATATTTATCACCTGCTGAAAAAGATTCTTTATTTAATTACTATAACAAAGACTTTAAAGCAAAAAATCTTTTTGAATTTGAGGAAATGCTTGCAGAAAAATACCAAGATTATGTATCTACAAAGAAACATAAATCATCTGTTATTAAAACAATCTTCAATAAAATTCTAAGATTCTTTGGTTTAATTACTGCTAATACAGAATCTATTTCTAAATTCTTTGATCAAGTTGATTCAGGTGTTTTTAGTATACAAAAAGATGTTGCTGATAATACACCACGCTTTATGAAAAAAGTAGTAGAGAAAATGGGTTCTGTACAACGATATGAATTTGGTTTAGAACTAGTTAAAAGTTTTGCAACAGAAGCTTTTGGAAAAGGTTTTGCTACTTCTTTTGTAATAGATGGTAAGAATAAATTCTTAAATATTCCATCATCAGACATTACAAACTTTCGCCTATACTCCAAAGCTGTCTTAAATCATATTAAAACAAATCCTGCATTTATTCAAAATTCAAAACTTATTGGTTCTGTATTTGATAATCCTAAGTTTGCTGATTTTAGAGAGTTGGTATTAAAAGATGCAAAAGCGGGTGAAACAAATACGGTATCACAAAAAGATAGTTTATTAGATGCTGTACAAAAACACTTTGATGAATTGTTTGCAGATGCTTTTGGTATTAAACCAGAAAAACTAAATCTTACAAAAGAAGAACTAGAAGAACTAGAAAATAATTTGATTGAAAAAGATGAAGAAGAAACTGGTAATCTTTCTCAAGAAATTAAAGATAAAACAAACATTGATGGATTTGAAAATAGTTCTCAACGTATCAAAGTATTCTTGAGTACAATAAATGTATTAGACAATGTATTAGACAAGGAATTAGATGATGAATCTAAAGTCAAATACATGAATGCTAAACGTGTATATGCAGCATTGGTAACAGCTATGCAGTATACAAACAAATTAGCTAAAAATGAATCATTTGGTACACAACTAGAAAAGAGTATACAAAATGGTAGACAAGGTTCTGATAAAAAAACTCTTGATGCAGTATTAAAAAAATTAGCTGCTATTGAAAAATCTATTGCAGATAGAAACAAAAGCAATTCTTCACCACTTTATTTTTTTAATGCAAATGAAGCACTTATTGTAAATAGTATCTATACAGATACAGAGTTGAGCAAAAAACAAAAACTTACTAATAAACTGTATCATTTTGATTTTGGTATGTATGACAATTTAGAAATTGTAGATGTATCTAATGATAAATTAAAAGATGGACAGTTTGTTGTAAAAGCATATCACATTGCTACAAATAAAATATACTATGCATTATGTGATGGAAAAGTTAGCAAAGAACCTTCTGAATTCAATAAAGCGTTTGTAGAACGTGTTCACAAACTGTTAGTTGAAAAAAAGACACCTCTAGTACAGAAAGAAAAATCTCTTATTGAATCTATTGTATCTGATTTAACAGGTACTGTAAACAATGATTTGTATACATCATTGACAAGTCATTTCTATTCTATTGTAGAACGTAACATTGCATTTATTAAATCTAAGTCTGAGTTTGAAAAGAAACAAATTCTTACAGATGAAGATGGTGAACCAATTGATATTGACATTGATGATATTGATGAAAATACACCTGTTGAAAAACAAAGACCTATACGAACTGGTAAAATTATAAAGTCTACTGGTTCTGCTGATATTCCAATTCAAGCTGCAAAGTTTGTTAATGATTTAAATGCTGCAATATTAGAACCACAAAACGGTTTAAAAAATGCAGAGATATTATTGAATGCATTAAAAACAGAATATAAAGAATCTGATAAACAAGCATTTTCTTTGTATAAAGCAGGTGTAATTGCAGCGTTTACAAATGCTAAATTAAAAAAATCTTATGCTGACGCGTACTTCAAAGCTATTGAAAGAAAAGATGCCAACTCTTTTACAAAAGGTGATTTAATTGAATTTTTAACACTTGTTTCAAAATTTGATAAAAATAAAGGCACACTTGATCAATACATTAATAATGATGAATTAAGTAAAAAGATTTCTACTCCAGCAAATGAAATTGCAAGAAGTATTGTAAGTGGTTTTGATATTCCAAATGCAGTAAGTAAAACGATTGGTGGTAAAAAACAATACAAATTTGTTCGTTCTAATACTATCATGCGTAATCTAAAACAATTAGAATCGTATGGTAATAATCGTGTATACTCTAAGAATGATGTAAATGCTGAGAATGTATTACCTGCTTGGGCAAGTAACACAAATAATTCATACTCCGTAAACCCATATGTTGATCCTACTACAAAATCAGATTTTAAAATTACAGAACATTTTTTAGTAGGTGGAGATGAATATAAGAATGCAAATGGATATGTTAATACTACTCCCTGGGCAAATTTAACTACTAAACAAAGACATATTCAAGTTCTTCAATACGCATGGGGACATGGTAAATTTAAAGAAGACGCACACCATATCTTTTTACCTCAACAAGGTGATGCTACAACAGCATATGTAGCACAAGTTCCTCTTACGTTTAATACACGTCTTGCATTAGAAAGAACTCTAATGATGCAAGCTAAAAAACTTACTAAAGAAGAACAGATTGAAAAACTAGGTTATTCACTAAAAAAATATAATTTCAATGACATTGTTGATTTTGAATTGATGGATGAAGCAGTAAAGAAAGTAACATCTAAAATCAAAAATCAAACATTTACATCAATGACTGAAAGATGTAGATTTCTTTTGGATCCAGCTAATAAAAATCTTTTAGATGAACTAGAAAAAGAATTTGAAAAACTTATTCTTAAAGAAGTAGATAAAGAAATTCAGTTTATTGCACAAAACAAATATCATTTTACAGATAACTTTTTTGGAAATGATGTATTTGCTACACAAGTAAAAAATGCAAAAACTCCAGAAGAAGCAGCCAACATTTTAAGTAAAGATGTTGACTTTTTGCGTGTTATTAAAAAAATTCTATATTCGCATTCATACAATGGATATTTCATCAATCAATATTTGAATGGTGATTCAGAAACATATGGTGATGCTGCTGGTACATTAAAACGTAGAGATAGTAATGGTTCACCAAAAGAAAGTATGCGTATTTCAAATGGTACAGCCGTAAATACAACTGGGGCAAGAGTTAAATTTAGAGCAGCTGTTGTAAAAGATATAAATATTTTTGGGAACCTAGAAGATGTGGCAGAGAAAGAAGAAAAAGAGGGAAAAGAATTAGACCCAAATCTAAAGAAATGGACTTCTGAAATGTTGCTAAATGAATTAGGTTTTACTAAAGAATCAGATCCAGATTTGTTTAATGAATGGGAAGGTGATTACAAACCATCTGATGGTCAAGGTATTCACATTAAACGTAGAAACAATGAAATTAGAAGAAACTATGGTACTGAAACAAATTATGGTAGAATTCTAAAACCTTTGATCAATGATAGATACACCAGAAATGGATTTGAAACTCCCTTTATTGGAAAGTATTCTAGTATCCTACTAGATGAAAGTGTTGCTAAAGTTTCTCCAATTGCTAAACAGATTATGGATTGGATGGAAAAACACAACATTGATGAACTATTATTTGATAGTGCTATCAAATGTGGTCAAATGGATTCTCAGTATCAGATAGATTTGAATGATATTCTAAACGACACTGTACCACAATCACATATGGATAGTGCTATTGTTGAACTTAACAATGATGCATACGGATTGCAATTAGATCCTATTTCTACTGCTACAAAAGTTACATATCCATCGCAACTATTTTATTTCCCACGTATTACACAAGATTTAAAAGAATTTAAAACTGGTGTTAATCCCATTGATATGTATCAGTATATGGCTGATCTAATTGATTTTAGAAAAAGTGTAGATGATAGAAAAACTAAGTTTGGAGATAAATACAATAGAACAGTATTGTTGAATAAAATCAAAGGTCAATTAGATGCTAAAAATCTAATGGGTAACGACTTACTTCAAGATTTATTGAATGCATTTGTTAAACAGAAAAAAGGAAATATTGCATTTAACTTACCAGTATTCTCTGAATTCTTAGAAAATGCGATTCTTGGAGGTAGATATAAAAATGTAGTACAAACCAAATTCAAAGGTAAAAAGAACGTTCTAGTTTCTTCTGTACTAACAAACAACTATGGTTATAAATTTGATGAAAATACTGAATCTAAAATACCTAATCTAAAAACTTACAAAAATGATAAAGGTGAAATTGTATCACAAGCTGTTGTTCCAAAAGGAAAGTACATAACTAAGTCAGATGGAAAAAAGGTATGGAAAGGTTTGATTCCAGAAGAAGTACAAAACAAAATGATTGCTAATCAAAAAGCAGGTAAAGACATTTTAGATGGTGTTACTGAACAATTTATTTTGTTCGGTTTCCGTATTCCTTCAACTGGTATCCACTCTGCATTACCATTAGAAATTGTAGGTTTTTATGATGATAAAGGTACAAATGGTATTATTGTTCCACCAGATGTAGTACAGAAACATGGATCTGACTTTGACGTAGATAGCTTGTTTACTATTGCATTGGATGAATTTCAAGAAGATTTCAAGGTTGGAGATACTACATACAGAAAAAATACTGTAGTTGGTGAGAATGGTTCTTTAGAAGATATGTTGAAAGAGTATGCTGAGAAACCTACTTCAGAATTAGAAGAGTATATTACAAAAGCATATCAGAACAAGATTGCATCAGAAATGAAAAAAATCTTTGTTCATAAACACAATGCTCACATGATGACTACTACCATTAATATGCAACCATACAAAGATGTTATTGAAAGATTGTATGGTAAAAAACAAAAGATCACAGATCCATCTACTATTAATGGTATGTTGAAACAAGTTGAAGTAGCAATGGCTGGTGTAACAGGTACAGGTATTTCTGCATCTGCATTAAAATTCTTAGGTTACATTTATGAAGCTGGAGAAAATGGTATTCCTAAATTTAATCCTAAAGTATTGGAAACTATTTCTTTTGTATCTAATGGTCAAACAAAAGTTATTGATCAAGTAACTATTGACAGAGATGCTGTAAAAGAATTGGATGGTCTAGTAAACTTGAACATTGATAACATTAAAGAGTTAGGTCTAGATGCATTGAATTTGGATACTAATACTATTACATTGTTTATTGCAATGAGAATGGTAGGTTTAGATTTGAATCAATCTTCTAAAATCATGACTTCTAAATTAATGCGTTATCTCCGAGATAACAATTTAAAAGTCAATACCGATATGTTAGTTACATTTGGAATAACGGAAGAAGCTTTTTCAGATAAAAATATTAAACTTGATTTAGATGCATTGTTTGATCCTAAAAACAAAAAACTGTTTAATACAGATTTTAACTGGTCTGGATCTGAATATGATTATTCTGAATTTACAGATGCACAAAAGGAATTAACTAAACAATTACTTGTATTCTTGTATAGAATGAGTCAGGTTTCTAATATGGCACTTGAAGTAAATACATTAATTGATGCTGTAGCTAAACCTAGAACAACAGTTGAGCAAGCAGAAAATCTAATTGATATATACAACAAATTGAATGATGAAAAAGGAACACTTCCAGAAGATTATTCTTTTATTGCACAATTAGAACCACATTTACAAGAACTACTTAAAGAACAAGAATCTACAACTGTTTCTAATACATACATTTTTGATATTCCAAATTTCTTTAAAGTAAACCCACATATCAAAGCTGCTGCAAAATCTGTTATTGCAGAATATGATTTTATGTCTAGAAACTTTCCATTCTATTCTTCTAAAATTAAACAGTTTATTATTGATAATCCAATACTAAGAAAAGTTAGACTTTCTGAAATTCAAACAGATGATAGAATGTTAAAAAGACAAGAGCTTATAAAATTTGTAATGTCTGCATTTTCTAAATCAAAACAAGTTAAACCTGTATACATCAATAAGACATTGTTTTCTGGTACAGATGCTTTTTACAACATGAGTGCTAAACGTTTAAAAGCCGCTAAAGAAATACTAAAAGACAATTACTTTTTAAAAGTAATCAATCCTACTTCAAAAGGTATTTTTAAATTAGAATCTAAATTAGCTGAATTGTACAACCAAAATGCAATTAAAGAATCTTTTGATGAATTGAGATACCTTAAAGAAGAAATTCAAATTATTCCATATGAAACAAGTATTCAATTAGAAAAAGAATTAGCTGATTACAATGTTACTGCTGAACTTAAAAAAACACTTATTGAGTATGCTAAAGAAAAAGGTGTATTGGAAACTGTAGACAATATGAACGATATTCAAGAAGGGTATAGAATATTGAATTATACATTTACAAAAATGGATACGTATCAAGAAAATTCATATGCTGATATTATTTTTGAACAAGTTCTTTTAGATGATGGTTTAACTAACACTTCTCAATCGTTGACTAGATATATTTCAGATGATATTATGATGAAGTATGCAAAGAATTTTACATCCTTGTTGTCTATAATGAACTCTGCAAACGTAGATCATATGTTGGAAGATTTTACATTAGAATTTATGGTTAAACATAAAAACTTATATACAAATCTTAATTTGAGATCATTAGAAAAAACAAAAACACAATATGTATACGATGATAGTAAGCATCCTAAAGCACTACAAGTACATAGTGGTATGCATTCAGAATTGGGTTTTTATGATGCTAGTTTTCCAATAAAAGATAAAAATGATGTTAGACTTAATACAGCTAAAAAACTTATTGAGTATGATGGTGCTATTATGAAATTAATTGGACAAGAAGGTGGAACATTGTATTATAGAAAAATTGCTACTTTACCAAAAGGAGAAAATAGAAAGATGTCTTATTCAATGAATGATAAAATGATTTCATATCAACGTTTGATTAACATGGCAGATGAATTATATCTATCCGCCAATGTTGATCCAGAAATGTTTGAGATAGAAGAAAAACTTGCTAATTTATCAGACTATGTTAAAGAAGCTTTTGATACTAAACAAATTGATGAAACAAACAACTATTACAAAGCACTAAAGCATTTTGTACAAAATGTGGTTGGAACTAAATTCTCAAACAAAGATACTGTATTAAACGTATTGAAAAGTGACATTAAGTATACACCAATTGATATTATTGAGTTTGCTAAAGATAAACCTATTATTCCTGTAAAAGAGAATAAAACTACTATTAAAATAATTAGTACAGAACGACCTGACGATAAAACTAGTGTACAGTTGTTTAACCAATTACGTATTCAATCAAAAGATTTTACATTGTTTAGAGATCCTAACATTCAAGGTGGTTATTTAGTGACACATCTAATTAGCGATATTGGAATTAAAAACCCAACTCTTTACGAATATCATATTACAGAATTGGATGTAAAAGGTGTAACTTTGGAATTGACTCCTGTTAATAGCACAACAGATACATTTAACTTTTCAAATATAGATAAAGTAACTGATATGCTAAACGGAGACAAAGAAACTACAATTAAACCATCTTGTAAACTATAACAATTATGTGTGGTACAGACGAAGCTAAAGAAAACCTTATTCTACAGGTTCAAAAAATAATTCCAAACTTTAAACATTTAAATCCTGCTTTTAAACAAGAGCAGGATTTAATCATTGTTGATCAACGTAATCAATCCGAGTTGTATGCTGCTATTGAAGCATCTAACACAACACTATTTCAATTAACCAATATTGAAAATATAATTGGTGAACCACGATTTCATAAACCTGGTAAAGTAGAATTACCTTTAAATCTTACACCAAAAAATATTAGAAATAGGTACATTCAACTTGAACAACAAAGAGATCCTCAACTTTCAGATGAATTACAAGAAGCATACGATTTAGCAAAAAAGGAATTTGCTGAAAAAGAATCATTCGATTATATCGTAGATGGTGATGTAAAACCTATTTATGATAATATGGAAAGTAAAACTGTTCAATCAAGTATAAAAGTATTTCGACACTTGTCCATTAAAGAAGGTTCTACACTTGAACCATTACCATTTACAGATAGATTGGCTTCTATATTTGGTGATAGAAAGAAAATGAGTGTTAAAGAAATTATTAATGAAATGATTCAAAACACCAAAGTAAATGATGCACATGGTTATCACAATATCATGTACAACTTCATTTCAAATCACATTGGTGATTTTGATGTATACATCAAACCCTTAAAGAAAACTGTTCGAGGACAATATGTATACAGTATGTCTGGTGAAAGAATTGAACTAAATATAGATGGTGTAAACGAACGTGTTTTTCTACATGAACTTATGCATGCTGCTACTGCAAGAATTCTTAGAGTATATGAATCAAATCCTGAACAGTTAACAGCTGATCAAAAGAATGCTATTTCTGAACTACAAACTATTTTCTCTGAACTATTGGAACAAAAACCATCTTTGGGTAAACAATATGGTTTTACTAACTTAGATGAATTTATTGCAGAATTCTTTTCAAATGATTCATTTAGAGAATCAGTTGGAAATATGAAGTTATCTAAATCTTATAAAATTAGATACAAACTTGCAGAACTAATTGGTAGACTATTGGGTTTCTTAAATTTTGAACCATATACTAAAAAAGTAGGAGTTGTTGTTATTGATAGAGTATTGATGTTGGCACAAGGTAATTCTGCATACAATACAGATGTAGAAGTAGAACTTCAATCTATTTCTCAAAATGAAGAATGGGATATACCATTGGATCAAAATGGAAAACAAGAAGATTTCTACGAAAACTCTAATACTAAAGAACGTAGAAAGCGTATTACTTCTGCAAACAATGGTTTGTTAAATCTAATGGCTAACAAGACCAATACAGAAGATTATTTAGTATCCATCAACTATACAGAAGATGAAATAAAAAATAATGTTGAAAAAGTAACTACACGTTTTCCTAATAAAAAACTTACACCTACTGCATTTAGAGAAGAACTTAAAAAGTTTTCCAAAATAGATCAGTTGCAAGGTAGTATTAGAGAGTTATTGATTCAATTTGATATTACTAAACAACAAGAACTAAAAGATAAAGCAGACAGACTAATTGAAGAATTACAACAATTAGATCCAGAAAAAGTGGTAGACATGTCTTTTTTAAATAGAGGTAGTGAATTTAACGTTCTGGATGAACTATACAAAAAAATAGGATATACTGGTCAACGTACAGATGTTCCTGCTGAAAAAAGAAACAATATGAATTTTGGTGTAAAAGTTACATCAAAAACATTAGGTTATATGGGTACACTTGACTTTGTTATTGATAAACCAGATGGTTCAGTTTCATTTATAGAAATGAAAACAGGTAACTCTTTTCTTAAAGAAAAATCATTTGTATCTCTTTATTTACATGGTATTGCAGAAGGTGTTCCTATCAGTAATTTGAACAATGCTCAACTACAATTGATGTGGTATATGTTTTTGTACAAGCTACAAAATCCTAGTAAAACAATTTCAAGTGGTAAAATATTGTATGCTAATAGTGGAAAAACAATTGAATCTAGTGATGCTGTATTTGAATTAGAAAATGATGTATTTATCAAATTGATTCATAATTTCTTATTAGATACTAAATTCTTAACCGACAATGGTTTTCCACAAGATTTGTATGAAAAATTGGAACAAGAATATATTGCAAATGGTGGTAAATCATTTGATGAATTGTTCATGCCTCAAACATACTACAATGATAGTCCTGAAATTGATTTAAATACTTCAACATTATCAGCAGATGATATTATTGAACAAAGTGAAAAAGATATTCTATATAATTCAAAAGGTCTACCATTATCGAAAGGTTCCGAAACTATATATAAAGAACAAAAAGAAACACTTGCTAATAAAGCTCTTGTAGTATTGAGAAGATATTCTTCTGAGGCATTGGATTATTCTAGTGCTAATTCTCCATTTAGATTGTTGTATCAAATGAATGATTGGAACCAATCTACACTTCAAGCCTTTTCTTTGTATACAGAAAAGAATAGACAATTATATAGTAAAGAATTAACTGAACGTTTGACTACTGTTGAGAATTTTAGAAAGAAAATCTTTGGTAGTAATATGAAAGGTTTTGTATGGAATTCTAAAAAAACATATGGTCATTTATTTACGGAACATGTTGTATTAGATAGTGAAGGTAATGAATTGAGAAAAGAAAAACGTTTATTGCATGCAAATGAAACTGATCCTGAAAATAAAGCTAGATGGAATAGTTTATCACCACAAGAAAAAGAATTCTTAGATTACTATCATAGACGAATGAAATATTATTATCATCCTGAAACAGGTTTGTTTGCACAAAAGAATATCAATGATATTACAATGTCTAAACAAAACATTTCTGATATTGATGTAATAAATAAAACAGTTCGTTCAACAGACCCTTTTGTATACTACGAAGGTTGGTATCCTAAAGTAGTTTTAAAGGATACGAATGAAATTTCTGAAAACCTAAACATGCAAGGTGCTAAAGAAAAAATCAAATCTATTGCAAAAGATATTCGTAACAAATTTCTATTAACAGAAAAGAAATCTGAAGTAGCTTCTCAACCATTGGCATTGTTGTATCTAGGTTCACCATATGCTCTAAATAATCTAAGTGATATTTATTCAGTGGATCCATTTTATGCACTTTCTGAATTGGAAAATGCTAACTTGTATAAGAAACACATGGAAAAAGTGTTTCACGTAGGTAGAGCATTAACACTAGGTTTTTCTGAAAATACACATACAGATAGATATGGATTGGCTACTAAAACATCAGAAGATATTTCAAGATGGTTAAAAGATTGGTTAGATGTAAATGTTTTAAAACTTCGATCTAAAACAGAATTGTCTAGTCCAATTAACTTTGCTAAAAATAAAAAAGAAGAAGATGGTTCTACTAAACAAAAACAATATGAAGTAAATGTATCAGGTCTTGTAAATACTACAACATCTCTTTCAGCAAATGCATTGATGACATTTCGTATATTTGGTGCAGTAGGTAACTTTACTACTTCTCAAATGCTAAACTTTAGAAAACGTATTAGCAACCAAGTTTTAAAATCATTGGGTACAGATGAATCATACTTAGATTATTCTTTTGGTAAAGGTCAAGGATATTTCAAGTCAAATTCTAAAACAGTAGCTTATCTCAAAGATTCTATAACAGGTAACTTAGAGAATAATACTATGCATCATTTAGCATTGCTTTGCAATATTCCAGTTGCATTTGATGTATCTGAGAAAATGGATAACCTTGTAAAAAGTAAAAAGTCATCTATTACAAGTATTTGGGACAAAGCAAAATATTCTATGTTGAATGCATCTGAAAATGCAAACACTGTACATATGTTTAGTGCATACTTACATAACATCAAAGTTAATGGTACACCTATCATAAACTATTATGATATGTTTGAACAAACAGAAGATGGTCAGTTAGCAGATACAGAACACAATAGAACATTACTACAACAAAAGATTCAAGAATTTGGTAAAGAAAATGTAGATATTACATTGGTTCCAGGTACAGCAACAGGCAAAGTTGCAACATACTTTGGACCTATCAGGTTTAAACAAAAAATATCTTCTGGTGGTGCTACATCTTATATAGATGTTAGAGGTTTAACTACAGAAGAAATTGCAAAAGCTAAAGCTATTTATGACAGAGCGCATGGTGAATACCGTGATAAAATGGCTATGGAAGTAAATGGTCTTGCTACTATGTTTACTATGTTGCATAGATTCTTCCCTCGTATTCTAAAAAACATTTTTGAACAACGTAAATCACTCGCTTCAATGGGTAGATATGAAACTGTATATGATGAACTTTTACAACAAGATGTAAAAGTATGGGTCAATGGTACAGTTGAAGGTTCTCTTAGAATGTTTGTAAGTTTATTGATGATGTTTGGTACAAATGGTGGAATTAATGGTGTTAAGAAATATTGGAATACACTAGACATTGAACAAAAGAAACATTTAATGGGAGCATTGGTTGGTGTTGCTCAATGGATTGCTGCATATGGAATTTATGTTTTAGCATTCTCTGATGATGATGATGATAACTATATTAAAAAATGGTTTAAGCGTTATACAGTAGATAACCCACTTCAAGATATTAACCCTAACTCTTTGTTAGAATCAGCTAAATCAGTAACTGTTCCAGTACCAGTAGATATTCTACATAGATTTACATCTGGTTCTACAGAAATTATGTTTGCTACAGGAAACTATTTAATTGGTAATGATGAAGAAGCTTTTACTCAACGTGGTGATTTAAGAGGTTGGAACAACTTTAAGAAAACACTTCCTAATGCATCTTGGGCATTTGACTTAGTAGATAAATTAGAAACTATTGGTGAATAATTTAAAAGTCTGTTGTATATTTGTATCACTTAAACAAGTAAACATTTAAACTTAAAATAATGGAAGAAAAAGATCAACCAGAAGTACAAATGGAAGAATCTACAATGGTAGAAGAAAATCCAACTGCTAATACACCAGAAACAGAAGAAGATCCAATTATTGGTTATAATATTGATGATGCAGCTAGTGTTACACTTTCTGGTAAACAATTTAAATTGTTTAATGCAGCACTTATGATGAGTCAAACATTGATGCAACAATATGTTCAACAACGTTTGATTAACGAAATGCCAGCTCAACAAGAAATGGATGAAGTTGTAAAGAATCTGAAAAAGATTGGTAAACTAAAACCCATTCGACAATCAGATACAATTAAAAAATCTGAACCAGTTAATTAATAAAAAAGGGAGTTATTAAACTCCCTTTTTCTTTTTATGAATACTTTGTAATTTGTCCTTCTTATATTGTTGTATCTCTACTTTATTTAATCCGTTGTTAGTATATAAGATTTCTAGTCTTGCTTGAATATCTGCGATCTCTTTATGTATTTCTTGTATACTAGAAGAAGGATGATTATTCACATACTGAATAATTGCTAAAGCTGTTTCTGAACATTCTTCGGCAAGTTTCAATAAATCAAATGTACAATCCACTTTTAGTATGTGATTTTCTTTGTCTATCTTAATTTCATCCCAACCTTGTAATTGTCTAAATTTATGATTAGGGTTCATTTCTTCACTTTCTTGAGTTATGTTCATCTTGAATATATTTCTGTTTCATTTTTTCTAAATACAAGATTGCATCCATATGTTCTTCTTGTGCATGGTTAATCCATTCTACCATACTCAAATCATCTCTATCTAATGTTACACTATATTTAGCAATACCTATTTCAGAACGTTGTTTAAACTTATTTATTACTGATTCTACAATTGAGTCTTTCATTTCTTTTTTTGTTTATATATTAAATTAAATAGGGGTATTTCTACCCCTATTGTTTTACTCACAATAAATACAATCACTAAACGTTGTACTTGACATACTACGAGATGCAATTGATTCTGTACGCACATAGTATAGAGATTTCAAACCTTCTTCCCATGCTGTAAGATGAACTTTGTTAACCCATTTAGGATCTACATCTGCTGGGAAAAATAGATTTGTACTAATACCTTGATCAATAAACTTTTGAATTAGAGCAATTTGTTTAACTAATTCCAATTGATTAATTTCATATGCTGTTAAGAATACTTCTTTTTCTTCATCAGTTAAGAAATGTAGATGTTGTACAGAACCTTTATTATCAATACTTACACTATTGTATGTTTCCATGTTGTTGTATTCTGGATACTTTGTTTCCAACAAGTGTTTGAATTGTGGATTCATACGAATAAATGTACCTTTTGCAGTTTTGTGTACATAAATATTGGCAATGATAGGTTCAATACCTTGTGACACACCACCTGCAATAATAGATGATGTAGTATTAGGAGCAATTGCAAAGTGTGTCAAATTTCTATTTGTATCACACCATTCTGGTGAACCTAATAATTTAGCATACGTTTCTGTATACAAATCTTTACCTGCTTCAAAAGCTTTTCCTAGTTTATGAATTAAACCTCTTGTAAAGAACGATACATATGGTTGATTATTTTGTTGTATATAAGATGCAAATCCTAATACACCCAAACCTAGACTTCTAGACTTTTCTGCAAATCTTACAGCATTTTGAAAACCTGGTTTATGTCTAGCCAATTCAACAAAATCCGTAATTACACAATCCAAAAACAATAAACAATCTGGAATAAACGATTCCACATTTAACCATTTATCAAAGTGTACCATGTTCACACTACTCAAGCAACATACTACAGTATGTTTTGCATCTGATGGTAACATAATTTCTGAACACAAATTTGTACCATCAATTTTAAGTTTACGAGAAATCATGTCTTGAGGTCTTTGATTGTGAGCATTGTGGTAATACATAATGTATGGTTCACCAGTTTTCATTCTAAGAGAAATAATCTCTGCCCACAAATCTCTTGATTTTTGATCACCATTTTTCAATGATTCCATAAAGAAATCATCAATAGTTACACAATGATGTACATTTAAACATTGTCTATTTACATCACCTTTTGGTTGACGCATTCTAAGAAATTCTTCAATATCACCATGTCTAACTGGCAAATTGATTACTTGTGAACCACGTCTTGTTGAACCTTGTGATGCTGCAATAATAGCTGAGTCATTTACTTTAATAAAAGGAATTACACCTTCTGAAAAACCACCTACTGAAATAGGTGTACCTTTTGCTCTAACTTTATCATATACTGTACCTAAACCACCACCTGCTTTTGTAAGCATTGCTAATTCATGTACTTTATCATAAATACTATCCAAAGTATCATCTGGACGCTGAATAAAACAGCTAATTCCTAAACCTCTTGTTGTTCCAATGTTTGATGCGACAGGTGTAGACATTGCTAACCAACCATTCCACAAATAATCTAACCATCTCAATCTAATATCTGAGATTTGTGATTCACTAAATTTTGTAGTATCCAACCTTGATGCTAATTGATTAGTAACCCTCTTGTACATATCAAGAGGTGTTTCATTTTCAAGTAGATGTTGTTTACTTAATGTTTTTAAACCTTCTTCTGTCATCCATTCAGGGTAATCAATTCCCTGTTTCCAATTATTAATCATTAAAACAAATCGTTTGAACTATAGTTTACTTCTGTATACTCAGAGACTCTTACAGCAAAGAAATCTCCAAACTCTTTACCTGCTGCTAACATATCAAACCATGACATTTTTAGCAATTCTTCTTGGTCTACTTTAAAATATTCTGAATTATATCCAAGTTGTCCAAGTTTTGTGTTTAATCTATGTGCTACATAATTCTTTAGCATACTAGATGTGATTGTTCTAATTGTACCATCTTTAAATAGGTTATCAATAAACTCACATTCTAGTTTATATACGGTGTCTGCTGCATCAAATATATCATCTAATACTCTTTCTCTTAATCCATCATTTTCTGTACATAATGTATTAAACAACCAACAACCACCCATACTATGTAAATTCTCATCACGTACAGAGAAACTTACAATTTGACTAACACCTTTCATTAGGTTGAGTGTTTGAAAACTTAGTAGTACAGCAAATGAAGAAAATAACATTGTGCCTTCTGCAAATGCAGAAAAGATTGCCAATGATTTAGCCTTAGATTCTAAGTCTGGTGCTTTAGTATCAATGAAATAGTCTATTTTATTTTTTGTAGTTTCATCATACAAAAAAGCTTTGAAATCATCCAACCCTAATTCTTCATTAATCATAGAATATGAATCCATATGAATGTTTTCAAAATAACTAAATGTCCCAGACATCATTGCTATTTCTGGTTTAGGAAACCATTCTGCAACCCTTCTCCAGTAGTCACCTACCAATACTTCCATTTGTGTGAACCCTTTTAGGATTCCACCAATTACATTTTTTTCAGTTTGAGTTAGATCGTTTTTCCAATTTTGGAGATCCTCAGCTAGTTTAATTTCACTTTTTACCCAATGTACAGACTGTTGTGTTTCGTAAAACTTGTATGCCTGTGGATACTCGAAGGGTCTGTAATATACCCGTTGTTCTTGTAACATAAAATTTATTTTGTTTTAAAATTATTTCGTAATTAAGTTGTGCGTTGTAATTCCCATAATACAAAACCCCATCAGGTTTAGAAAAATGGGTTACAAATATAATTCTCAAAATTAGAAGTTAAGTTTTGTTCTAGAATAGCTCTTTCTTCATTAAGGTTTCTAATGAGAGCTTCATCCTGAGAGAACTTTTCTTTATATCTAGCATTTAATTTATTGATATTAATTGCAAGAACTTCTGCCTGATCAATGTTTAGTACACGATAAAATTTACCAAGATACCAATTAATATCTCCCAATTCTTCTTTAATATTTACTAGGTCAATAGGTTTTCCATATGCAACATATTTTTTAAATACATCCATAAGTTCACCTACTTCTGTTACCAATCCCATCAAAGGATGCAATTGATTAAGTAATTCTGTATCTAGATTTGCATCTGTTCTAGATGCTAGTAGTTGATAGTCTTTCCAATTTTCAATTTTATTGATCATTTTATTTTTGGTTTATTTTTTTTTAATTTACATATCTACCTTTTAATTCCATATACTCCAAATACATACTTTCATATGTTTCCATACTTACATTTTCTGTATTCATTATATAGTACAAGTCCAACATTTTTTGAATTTCTTGTTGTTCAAATTCTTGTTCTAAAAACAAATCTATGTCTGTTGGTTCTTGAAATAAACTCATTTAGGATAGTTTGAAAATATAACTTACTTTTTCATTCTCGTAGTATACATCTTTTGCAGATGTTATACTAGAAACTTCTTTGTTACCTACTGGATAACCGATACTAATGTATGGTCCACCTTCTGGATCAACAGCACTAATAGTAACATTGTCATCATCAAATAATGAACCTTGTGTTATAACTCTTGAATAAATAGATTTCTTATCAAGAATTAAATATGCTGTATCTGATCCATATACTAATTTATTTTTGTATTCATACCTGTTAGGTAATTCCAATACTTTTGTTGGTTTATTTTTCATAGTATTTGTTGTATTCATCTTCAATGTAACATTCTTCAACAGTAGTTAAACCCCATCTTTCTGTTACACGTTTACCAAATTCTAACATTTCTTTTTTATGTAACTCTTTTGCTTTTTCAATAATGTCAGAAGGAATACCTCTACAAGGAGCCTCCAACTGTCTTATCAACCATTCTATAGATTTATGTTTCATAGTGCTTTCAATCTATCTAATACATCTTGTGCAGTATGTCCATCATATTCAAACAATGCTGTTTCTACTTCTGGAATTTTAAATAAATCCCAATCTTCTGCTTTGTAATGATTTGTAATTTGACCAGTTGGTAACATTGCACATACTATAAACCATCCACCACCAAAACAAAGTTCTCCATCATGATGTTTCCATGATTTATGTACGTTGTATTTTTTTCTCACAGGCGGTTGTTCTTCTGGAAATTTGGATAAATCTATGAATTGCAATACATCAAGTTGTTTTCCCCACTCATTAAAAAGTGCAGCATTATACATTTTTCTGAATTCATATAGTTCATTGAAACTATGATAACCATCGTGTATTTTTTCTATTTCTCTAGATGGTAAATTTAAAATTGCATTTTGTAAGTCTTGAATATTATTCATGTATTAAATATTCTAATAATTTGTTGTTTACTGAATCACCTATTGTTTCATATTTTTTAGATATTCCTAAATCAATGTCTAATCTTGATATGTTGTATTTAGATATGGTTTGTTCAATCCAATACTCTTTTGTATTAAATTCAACAAACCCATCTAAACTACATAAATATTTTACTTGTATTTGATTTGTGGGATCCATTCAATAGGTGTTTGATTTGTTTGTATAAGATATTCATTTGTTTTAGAATATAATTTAGATCCATAAAATCCAGCTTTACCACCAGAGTATGCTTCGGCAGCAGGATGTGGTAATTCTAAAATTAAATGCTCTTCTGGATTAGGAATATCATTAATTATTTTTTGAGCATCTTTACCCAATAAAATAAACACAATATTCTTTTTCTTCAAACACAAATTATGGATAACAGTTGATGTAAACTTTTCCCAATTTATATCAGAGTCTTTGTAGTATCCGGCTTGTGCTTGTCTAACCATCAATACTCTATTCAATAAGAATACACCTTGTTCTGCCCAATCTGTTAAATTAGATATTGATCTAGGTTCTCCTAAATCATTTTCTAATTCTTTGAACAGTACTCTAAGTGATGCTGGAATAGTTTTCAAACATGAAAATGCTAAACCATGAGCATGACCTTTTGTAGGATATGGGTCTTGCCCCAGTAACACTACTTTAATATCACTTACAGGAACAGATTTGAATGCATTAAATAAATCTTGTGGTTCTGGTAATACATCTGATTGTGCTTTATACTCAAAAGATACTTTGTTCATTAACTCAGGAAATTCATTTTCCCAATACTCAGGCATTACATCATACCAACCACTACTAAAATTTTCTTTAACTAACTGTGGATAATTCATTGCTCATCATTTCGTCCAACGTTTTAAAATTGTAAGGTTTAGGTTTTTCCATTAATTCTGTAGATGTGATTTTCATATCAAAGTGTTCTTCTAAGAATTGCAAATACCTATTACCATTTGGTATACGTGTACCCAATGTAACAAGACCTTTTTTATTAAGTTCTTGTTCATCAAAAGAATGTATCATTGCCCATATAATAGGGTGACTAGTATGTGTATTACCTCTACAAATATGTAGTCCATTATTGTACATCTTGGTAATAAGTTTATTTGATATTGCTGTATACTTACCTTGATAGAAATTATGAAAATCTTCTATATAACAAGAAGGTATATTGAATAGATATAGTATTCCATGTTCCAATGTATAATCTGCTTTAAAGTCTTTCAATTCGAGTAAATATTCTTTCTCGGTATTGTACAATAAAGCAATTGTTTCTTCATCTACAAAAGATGCACTAATTAAATTAGAAGATAAATAACTATGATTGCATTCAATCATACCTGCAATAAAAAAGAGACACATTGGTTCAGAATGGGTCTCTTTGTAAAAAAATTGATTGTATTGATTCATTTTTAATAAGTTTAGTTTATCTCTAAACTAAATCTTTTAATTGAATCATTCATACAAATTTAATGGAATAGAATTGTTTTGTAGTATGTAATCATATTGTTCTTTAGTATATGTATACATTTCAGTAGAAGTATGCCAATGATAATTATTGATCATTTCTTCCCATCCTCTGTATACAAATCTATTTTCAATATTTAATTTACCACCTAGTTTAGCTCCTAATAAATCATTAAAATCTAAATGATAAGCTAAAGATTTAGATGGTTCTTTTACAGATGCTACTACAAAATAGAAGTTTTCATCTAATGTAAAATCTTTTAGTATAGAATGTGTTTCCATAAATTTAGAAAATACATGCCTATAAAAAGAACCTTGTACATCATATCTAAACTTCAATACAGATTTTGGAAAAGCAGTTAAATAATCACCTGTTGATTTAATATCAATTAAACGTACTCTTTTAAGTGCAAAATTTACCTGACAAATATCAATTAGAATTTTTAAATAATCTCCATGTTCATCACTGTATACTTTAATAGGAACGTTATTGTATGTAACCCAATCATCAGTGTCCGTTACAAATTGTTTAGTCCAATCATTTTCTAGTATTGACTTAGCCATTATTTCCCCAATCATTGCATCTTCCATACTAATGATAGGTTTTTCACCTTTGTTTATAATTTGTAATAGATCATAATAATCTTGTCCATACTTACGAATAGCTTTTGCTCTAGCATCTACACCATACTTAGCTTGGTATTCATGTTCTACACCAATATCAGAAATACTTTGATCATTTGTAAAATCAACACCTCTTACAGTACATACTTCAATAATCTTTTTAATTGGATCTTTGGGTATTTTGGTTTTGTTAATAAAGAAGTTTTTCATTGTTTCTTCTCTACCATAATAAATACAATCTTCCATAAACTTACCTAGTACTAAAGGTACCGATGGATCAGAATCATCCTTTTCTACATTTAAAGAAAAAGGAACATTTTTAAGGAGAGATTGATTTAATGCCATTTCACTTCGATAATTCTCTAAAGATAAGTTCCAATTTAAGTCTGTTTTGTTCATCTAATTCTTCTTTTAATTTGTCAAAAGCTTTTGCTTTGACGGATTTAATATGTAATTGTTCAATCAACTTTAAAAAATCATCGTAAAGCAAAATACTATATTTACCTTTTGTTGCATAACCATGAATCATTTGTTCAGTGTTTTTGTATACAACAACTCTGATGCTACCATCGTTTAAAATTTCATTCAATATTTTTTTATAATCAACAGGTTTAGATGTTACTTTACATTGTACTCTAAACAAATCATTTGTAAGATCTGATTTATTTACATGATTCTCAATTTCATCTTGAATTAATTCAATACCCAATCTTGAAAAATCATATTTAACTTCATCTTCAAATAATTTACCTACCATATTTCCCGTTGTTTCACTATTTAATTTTTGTTCATTATCCATACTTTATTTATAATACCGTAATATATACACCTGTATTTTCTTTGTCTACATGTTCACCAAGAAATACAGGTATACACACTTTTGTGTTGTCATCTTCTAACCAACCATACTCAACCATTAAATCAAATGGTAATTGAACAATGTTATGAAAGTCCCATCTACGTCTAGAATCTCTAACTAAATAAAAACCTATTTTATAAGGTTTTCTTTTCCCTTTTTGCATACTAAGAAATTTGTTTTTTAATTCTTCGTTTGTAAAATATTTTTTAGTTAGCAATTTATATTTCTGAACTAATGGTGAAGAGATTAATATTTCTCCAGTCCATTGTTTTCCATTCTTTGAGGAAGCTGTATTAGTTGGTATGAAAACACAACTTTCTAAACTCACTGTCTTGTTAATATTAATTTTAATTGTATTCATACATCAAAATTACAACAAGACTTTCTTACCTACAAGTTATATAAATTTTTAACTTGTAACCATACGATTGCTTGTAACTCAGAAGGTAATAAATTCACCTTTTTAGCTACATTTTTATATACAGAAGAAAATTGATTGTATTCTTTGATACTTAACCTACCATCTGTTTTGCGTTCTAAATCTAGAATTGCAGCTCTGATGGCATGTGTATCAATGGTTACATAGTTTTCATTGTTTGGATATTTTATGTTCCAATAAAAGTTTTGTGTTTTTGGACCATTTAATATTTCAACAATTCTTTTACCATCTTCTGTACTAAGAATCCTTTTTATTTTATCCAACATAGGTTCTGTTGCTCCAACTGATCCATGCAATAAATACTGTTTAACTCTACGTTTATTTAATTCCCATTCACATCTTGGAGATAACGCTGATGTTATACCAATAATTTGATTGTGTGTAAGCATAAACTCACAAGCTAATTCAAATGTATAATCATGTGCAGTTGGATACCACATTTTACCTTGTTCTATAATATCTCTCGATGCTTGTGCATATAAAGAAAGAATATTGTTTTGTAATACAATTTCGTCATAATGTTGTTTTTCGTATATCATTTGTTAATGCATTTTTTTAACTGTTTCTATGAGATTTAGTAACATTTTTTCTTTTGATGAACAAGGTATATTATCGTATGACACTTTTACAATTCTATTATTATATTTAGTTACATAATATTTGCAACCATTTACTGAATCAAAATATTGTATCCTATTGCCAGTATACTTGTAAAACACACCATACCATAAACGATTTGCATAAGCAATTGCAATTAAATCTCCTTTTTTAAAATCGGTAATTTCCATTTATTCATTTAAATTAAAAAGAGGGATAATATTATCCCTCTTTTGTTAAACACGCATTTAAATTATTAACAAGACACAACTACTCTTTTTTCCAAAGATACTTTTGCGCTATTCAACATCTCTTTTACAGATTTAATTTGATTAACTGTATATTCTTCTGGTACAAAACCATCTCTTTCAGTAGAATATAGTTTTTCAGAAATCATCTGTTCCATTTCTTCTACTACATTGTTGAAATGTTCATCATCCAATACTTCCAAAGATTTTTCTTTGTATCCTTCATATTCTTCTTGAGACAATTCTTTCACGATATAAATAGAAGTCGATCTAATTTTTTGTGCGCCATCTTCTGGTACAGAAAGAACATCATATGGATTAACTAGACACAATAGATTAGTATCACCATAAGAGAATGATTTTTTATTATAAGACCATGCTGCTGAGTGAATACCTTTGGAACAAGTATTTCTAGAATTAGTATCACAATATTCTTTTGGAATACGTGTTGTTTTACCTACTTGATAATACATATTATCTGTATATTGTGTACCATCCAAATACCAAACGTGTTTAGAATGATGTGCAGCTTTATACCATACTTCTGATGTAGATACTTTCACTTCTTCTTTAGTATTATATTTTGTATACAACTCTGCAAGATTACCTACTGCCCCTAAACTTCTAGAACTTACTTTAAATGTATTACCGTCTGTATGTACATAAAAGTTTTGCGGATTTTTATGCCATTGTTTTCTAACCATTCTATACAAATCTTCGTATGGATTAGCTACATCAACTAATTCAGTTGTGGTTTTCTGTTCTTTGTAACCTTGACGTAATGTTACAATCAATCCATTTTTAGAAAGTACAAAACCTGTATTTTCTAAAAAAGCACACAATTCATTTCTTACACGAATATTTGGATTCAATACTAGAAGTTTCCAAAAGTTTTCTACTGATTGTTTGTATTCATCGGAACCATTGGTCCAAGCATTTACAATAGCTTTTGGTACAGGTACATCAATACCTTTCATATACAACAAATTGTCGATGATTTCAAAACAACTATCTTCTGTAGATACACTATTGACTAATTTTTTATCAGAACCTTTTGGAAGATTTACTTGATTAATTAGAGCAATTGCATCATCAATTTTATTTTCTAAAATAAGACTTTTTACAGCTTCAATATTTTGATTGGTAACATATGTTACACCATCTACAATAAGCGTTAAACTGTTTGGTCTAGCAATAAATTTAAAAGTTTGTTCCATTTTATTTATTTAATTTTTGTTTTACTGATTTTGTTGATAATAGTCGTAAATCTTATCAATATAAGATGTTACATATTCTTTTGGTTTTACTTGAAATATGTTTTTTAAGCGTATACTAAAACTACCTGATAGGAAATCATAATCTGTATATACAGAAATACCTAATTCTTTTATTTTATTGAATAACTCTAGTTTGAGAGTATTTTCATCAATGTAATAATTATCGCTTGCTTTTTCATCAATCTTTTTATCATACTCTAACGCTAATTCATTTAATACATCCAAATGTTTTGCTAAAATATGTTCTTTTTGATGTTTATGTTTTACAATTTTGCAATTAGGGAATACGTTTTTAATACGTTTTATTTCAGTAGTTTTATCTACCGATTTTTCAAATGGTAAATCAATATTAAACTTTCCAGAATATATGTTACATAGTCTTTCAATATCATCTTCTTGTACACCTTCATATACATATTCATCAACGTGATATGATTTAAAGTATCTAGGAATGATTGAAATAAATTTATCCAATGTAATACAATTCTGATAATTTTCCAAGATATATTTCTTCAACTTAGTTGAACATAAAATCACTTCAAACAAATCATATTTTCCGTAGTATTTTTTAAAAAGAATATATTGATTGTACGGATCAAATATTTTAGAAATATTGGTTATACCATTTCTGTATACAAAAGATTTTTTAGAATATAAACTTTGAGAATCATCTCTATCTAAAATAATGAATTTCTTTATAGAGTTTTGATCTGTAATTTTATCGTATATATCAGAAAATTTACTGTATTTTAAATTCTTGTAAAAGCGAGTTCCAATTGACATACCTGTAACTTTGTAATCACCCCAAGTTTTTTTTACACTTTCTGATTTTGCTTTACGTTCTTTATCACTACTTCTCTCTGGTTTAGTAGGTTCTATATCATCCAAATAAATAGAATTACTTTCAATTTGTTTATACCACCATTCTAAATATTCAAAGAAGTGTTTAATAAACAATTTTCTGTTAGTGCATGTTTTAGCATACGACACATCTTGATTATCTATTTTTTTAAGTATAAACTTGATAAGTTTCTTTTTCTTAGTATTAGACAATACAAAATTGGATTTATCTATGATATATTGAAATTTAACATCATTGTTTTCTAGTGTTTTGATTTTATTTCTTTTATAATCATCAAATAAAACCACTTTATCTGTAAAGTTAATACTATTGATTATATCCTCAAGTGAAAGATATGCAGATGTAACTCTTTGTTGATGAGCTAAATAGTTTTTACAATTACTAAAAAACTTTTCTGCGTATATACGAGATGAAATAAATGCATCAAATAATCTTTCGCTTGCTCCAAAATCGGTAATATATGGTTTTAAAACATTGTTATCAATAATAGAAGAACAGTTAAATGTTACTTGTGATCCATCAAAATGACTAAGTTTGTACTGATAGTTGATACCAACTTTTACAAAATCAGAAATATGTGTAATAGCTTTATTGTTTTCAATTAGTTGATCTGTAAGTTCTTGTTTGAATCGTTCTAACTTTTCTTCAAAAGCATTAACGCTTTTTTCATCCCAAATAATTTGCTCTCTGTTTGGTACAACACTTAATTCGCCAATTTCAAATCTCAAACAAATATTAGGAGACATATTATACAAATTATGTTTTCTAATTAAATCATCTGAAATAGGGTATCTTACTGGACCTAACAACAATCCCATTTTATGAAATCTTGTATAGTTCTGATCAATATAAGAAAACGTCTTTTGTTTAAAAATAGTAAAGTTATTTTCTAAAAAGTCATAATACAGATTTTCAAAGAAACAGGTTTGTGCAAATGTTTTAGTTTTAAAGTTGTCTTTGTCTGAATGTTTAATTGGAATTCTGATTTCAATACCTGTTTTAGAATCTTCTTTAAACTCTTCTGTATGCAACATATCTCTTTTCAATTCACTGGTCATAGGATCTACATACAAGATATATTTTGTAATAGTACCTTCGTAGTATGAATCTATGAAGAATTCTTCTGTATAAGAAAATGCAGATTTCATACCAATACCAAAACCACCAATCAAATCATTACTATTTCTTTTTGAACTAGACAATAAGTTTGTATACAACTCAATGTCTGATTGACACAAACCTTTACCATAATCTCTTACACAATAATATAATCCTGATTCTGATTCATCAAAATAAACCATAATAGGTTCAGTAGAATTATTTTCTTTATTTGCATCTGCTGCATTCGAAATATATTCTCTACAAATAGATCCAATAGGATCAGAATACAAATTCTTGGTCATCATTCTAACCATCATTTGCATACTCTGAGCATCGTTAACAATACCAATTGTTGATCCACCTAAACCTTGTGCTACCGCACCTTGTTGTTTTTGTTCATGTTGTATAATCATATATTTTTATCTCTTTCTAATTTTAATTTTTCTTTCAATTGTTTACTTAAAATTCCAAATTCTTTGTATTGATCCAAATCCCATCTTTGTATATCTATAATATCATCAAGTATACATATCACTTGTTGTAATTGCTCTTTTTCATATGTCGTAAGCATTTTGGAATATATAAGTGAATTTATACAAGTTCGTATGTAACCAATTTGTCTACTTCTTCTATAGTTTCTTTGTCTACAAAGAGACTGTTTATCAGAAGGGACTGGATTCGTCTTCCAAATAACATTCGGCATTATGTTCATTTCCTATAATTTTTTCTAGTTTAGATTCTATTAAATCAGAGAGTTCTTGTAATCCATATTTTTCACTATAATCAGATGGGTCTTTAGGTTCTGTTTTAGGATTGTTTATATAATACCATCCTGTAAGTTGAGTTAACTTAATAGATGCTTTTACACCAGCTTCATCATTATCTGTATATACTACAATGTATTTAAACCTTGATGATAGTTCATCTTTTAATTCTAGTATAGAAGTGTATGAATTTTCTGATGTAGGTGATATACAATCATACCCTAATTCTTCAAGAACCATAATATCCTTTTTTGATTTAGTGATTATAAGGACATTTCCATAAGCTGGAATATTGTTGTAATTCTCTATTACACCATATGGATAATTGTTTCTGAATTTATCATCACTTTTTGTATATGGTCTGTACAATTTATGGTATTCTTTACCTTTGTATTTTTCTGTATATACAAAACAAGGATTTAATTTATTGTACTGATATTCAATAGTAATCTGTTTACCTTTTTGTTTAAATATTTTCTGAGCTTGTTTGACATGCTTTTCCATAGTATTTAATCCAATATTGTATTTAGAATAAAATGTTGGATCCAATGGTCTATACTCAATAATGTATGAAACATCATGTTTTACTTTCTGTCTTTTGGAGATCTTGTCAAAGTCATGTTTTATATTAGTAGTATCTATGTTATTGAGTTCATCTAAATCTAAAGAGGTAGGTCTTTTAATTAGACCCAATTCAAATTTAGAGTTAATCATTTCATATACTTCCTGATAGGATATGTCATATAGTATACTAAAAAATTTAAATACATCTCCTGAATTACCATCTCCGAAATCTTTGTACATAATTTCTGCATCATCATTCTCAAAGAAAGCAAATGAAGGTTTGTTATCATCTCTAAATGGAGAATGAATTGCATAATCTAATGTAAAGTCTTCAAACAATTCTTCAAAAATATCGTAACTGTGAATTCTACTTAAAATAGAATCTTTTCCTAAATACATATGTACAAATAAAAAAGAGGGTGAGAAATCACCCTCTTAATCTAACGAATTAATTAACTATTAACCAAAGAAACTAGCTGTTACTTCTGGTGCTGGAGTATGTGTATTTGCAGCTTGGGTAGCTTGTTTCATCATATACGCATCATCAAATTTCTTGATTAGTGTAGAATCTTGGAAACAATTTCTATCACCCCAGTTGTATGTAATACTATCAGCATCCTTAACAACAGCTTCTCTTTCAATTTGTCTATATTGAGAAACAGTTGCATCAATGTTTAGGAATTTCTTCATAAACAAAGAATAGTATTGTTTACCTTCATCTGTTGTACGTACACCAGTTAGAACTTTTACACCACCTGCTTTACCAGCAGCAGTACTGAAAATCTTTTGGAATTGTTCAATACCTTCTGTACTAAGTGTAACCAATTTATCAAAATATGGTTTAAAGTCTACTGAATTACCTTTACCATCAGCTTTCCATGCTACATCAAGATTTAGGTAATTAAGTACAAAACTATATACATCATATTCTCCTTCTCGTGCAATTCTAGCACCATTTTCAGAGAAATAACGTGTACCAGTTTTTTTACCTACTGCTTCAACTTGTGTTTGTACATCAACATTGTACATAGATTGACCATGATTGTTGATGATTTTATATTTACCACTACCTGAAACATCTTCACGAGTAGAAAGGTTAAATGTCATTGGTACAATAAATTGTGGTACATCATTTCCTTCTGTATCTTGACACGGTTGTGATTGCAAATAAATTACCAATTTGTTGTACATTTTATCTCCTACTTTTTGATTTACATAGTTAGGTGCAGACACACCATCGTAATTCAAAAGTGTTTTGAGTTGTTCATGATTAGGATTGATAGCTACTACACGGTAAGGAATAACACCTGTATATTTTACTGATTCATAAACTTTCTTTTTATTCTCATCTGATACATTAAAGAGATCAATATTATTTGACATAATTTTATTTTTTAAATTGTTTTACGATATTTTGTTTTTACTGTTTATTTCTGATTTCAATTAAGAATAATATTCTTCCATTGCTTTGAATACAAGAGACAAATCATTTGGGATAGTGTTTGTTTCAAACATACCTTTTGGAGATTTGGCTGGAAACTTATCTAAACGATTTGTAATGAATTCATAAATGTTTTCACCTTTATCATTTTGTGTAACTCTTGTATACAAACAAGTAGTAAACAAACCTTCAAGGTTAATTGTATTGTCAACCATTTGACCAATAGTTTTCATTTTATATTCTGAAATTGCACCATTGTCCATTACTGGTTCTGAATGTGATAGATATACAATATTCAAATCTGGTCTAAATGAAGTTGCTGCATTGAAGATTTTAAACATATTGCCTGCAATTTCAGAAAATTTATTGTAACCATTTTCTTTTGCACGGTTCATATACTCAATACTCATTACATACTGAGTATCATCAATGATTACATTTTTGATATGTAATGCTTTGTCATTGATTTCTTTTAGCATTGCTTCGATAGTAGGTGCAGATTTAGTTTCAAGATAATTCTTTTTTGTTGAATTATAAATTGATTTTGAACCTTTCCACGGTAGAGGTTTACCTACTACGTTAATGATAAATGTTTCGTCTGGATTCAATGATTCACATGAGGTAGATTTACCTGATCCAGATGGTCCAATAATACCAATAAGATTTGCCATTTTTTTTTATTTATTTAAGTTTACTTTTATTTTTCTTCTTACTAAGATACAACATTTTTCTTGTTTTTCAAATTGTTATATGCATCCAATACTGTTACATCTGTTCTTATAAATGCATCTAATTCAATCTTTTGTGCTTCATTGTCTAAGATTTTTTCTCCATTATCTAATGCTTTAGGTAATTCTTTAAATCTAAGATTTGCACCATCGAATAGATAACACTTAGTTACTGCAACAGAACCATATCTATTTTTAACAATTTCAATTTCTCTAAAGTTGTTACCTAACAATTTAAGATTATATCCTTTGTATGAGTCAACGTGATGTCTATGTGGATCAAACAATGTTAACGCACTCAAACAATCTCGTTGTGTAGTTTTACAATCTGCAAGATTACTCAAACTAGGTTTTACTTTGTTAATGTTTGCACTATTATCTGATGTACTATACTGCATTCTTTCTTCTGCTTGAGCTTGTTGTTGTACTGCAATTACAGAAAAATTAAACAACTTAGAATAGGTTAAACGACACTTATCAAATGAGAAATTTTCCATTGTGAGACGTTTATCATATCCAAATTGCTTTTCTGGAGTAAGTAATGAAATATGATCAAATACTAACATTGTATGTAGTGTAGGATCATGTTGTTCATATCTTTCTCTTTTCTTAATAATTTCTGTAACAGGATTTCCTGTTGCATCTAAAACGGGATTTCCATTCTTATCAGACTTAACTATCTCAATATCAGAAGTTATAATTGTACCATGTTCAAGTGCATACTTCTCAATTTCCTTGTGTACTCCATAAGGATTTGTGATTTGATCATACATTTCAACATTTTCCAACATAGCATCTACAATACGTTCATTAGATTCTAATACAGCAATCATTTCATCTGTAATAGGTTTATCATCTACTACATTCAACAGTGTAAACATATCTAAGCGTAATTGATGCTTCATATATGTTACATACAATTGAAATGAATCATAAAACTGTTGTTTAGTTTCTTCAAATCCAAACCACAATATTTTGTAATTATAGGATGGATTTATTTTCTTGTATATGAAAGCATTGATGATTGTCATAAACTTAGTAATCTGAGTTTTACCTACACCAGAAAATGTAGTAATCAACAAATATTCACCTCTTACAATTGCAGGATAATATTTAGACAAATCTGGCATAATATGTTTTAATGGTAAACCATTTACAATACCAGAATCTCTATCTTTCTTACGTTGTTTGTATACATCTTTGTATGCACTACTGTTCATAGATCTAAACTTCTCCTATCTTCATACGGTACTTCTTTTTCTTGATACTGCAATTCTTCTTCATAACAAAACAACCATACATTTTCATCTAAGTATTTTGTTAGAGTTACTGGAAATGCGGTATGTTTGTAGTATTTGTAAGTTGCCTTACAGAATACTTCAAAATCAATTGGATTTCCACTAGAATCAGTTTCTTGAGATAAGATATTAGATAGACGTTTTTCATTTTCTTTAGTAGCCTTGAATACAGCATAAGAACCTGAATTATTTTTTGCAGTAGATGCTACACCATTTTCTTTAAGGTATTTAATTAGACCTTTCAATAAATTGATTTCTCCAGAACCAAATTGATTTTTGATTTGTTGAATTCTGTCTAATTTCAAATCTCTCAAATACTTATTAGATAGTGCAATATGATTGGTTGTAACCAACACATAATTGTTAGATACTAAAAAATCATGAACTTGTTCCAGTGTTAATGATGTTGGTGTAATGTCCGACATAATAAATATATTTTGGGTTAATATCTTCTAAAGCTGTGTTTACATACTCATCGTCTTTTGTACCAACACATCTAAATACATATAGTACAGGTAGTGTACTTCTAAGAACTCTACCCAATATTTGATTTAGTGATACAGAAGAATTGTCTACTTGTACAAAAACACCTACTTGAATGTCTTCCAGATTAACACCTGATTTAAACATTCCTTTAGCAAAAATATGATTTAGTTTTTTTGAATTGTAATCTGTTATAACTTTTTTAGGAACAACATTTGTTTTTGAATGAATTACAATTCCATCTGAAACATTATTACCTATCTCATCAGCTTGTTCAATAGAATTACAAAACCAAATGGTTCTATAATTTTTATTTTGTTCTAACAGATCTAATGCAACAGGTAATTTAATTTTACCTAAGAATGTTTTTCTTTGACCAGCTTTTCTTTGCCATTGAATTTGTGCATACTGAGCTTTAATTGCAAAAGATTGCTTCTTAGCAAAATCTACTTCATTACTCAATATTTCATAATATTCCTTTTCTGTACAAGAAATGTTTAGAGTATAGAACTTTTGAGATTTCAATAGTTTTAGTTTTTCAAACATTTCTTTGTATGTACAATCTATTGTTGGACCTTTTACAGCTTGTTTACCACCTTTTATTTTAGTATATACATACTGTTTGTCTTTTGACAAAGGTATGTCTACTACAAAGATTTTAGGTTCTGGTAAAATGTTATTATCAATAGCATCAGATGTGCTGAACTTAATCCAGTTTACATCTTGTTTAAGTAGTCTATGTCTCTTATACAATTCTTTTTTTACATAATCTGGAATTGTTCCAGACAAGTAAATTATCTTTTTTGTTTTAGCTAATATCTGTTCTAATTGAATAGATGTACTTGGTCCAAAACAGTTAATATGAATTTCGTCCATAATAACCCAATCATAAGATTCAGAAATATGTTTGTTTGCAGATGCATAACAATCCATTGCATAGTCTAATTGAATATTATGTTTTTTCATTTCTAATTCCCATGAAACTTTGTGAGATGTTTCAGCTACTAAGATTAAACCTTTAGAATCTTTGTATACACTATTTACAATAGCATTCAAAGAACAAAGCGTTTTACCTGTACCTGTACCATACTCCAAAACCGTTACATCATTTTTATTTACAGATTCGGAAGCCCACTGTTTTAAATCTTCTCTTGTTGTCATTTCATAATTTCATTATTGAAATATGCTTACTTAAAAAATTAATCACATCATCACTTTGTGGATTGTCATACTTTTCAATATAGAACACTTGTTGTATACCACATTGTAAAATCATCTTTGCACAATCCATACAAGGAGATAATGTACAAAACATAATAGCACCATCAGAAGATTGTGTAGATCTACACAATTTAGTTAGTGCATTTGTTTCAGCATGAAGTACACTAGATTTAGTTTTACTATCACACTCACATACATTAGCTTCTCCTGATACAGTACCATTGTACCCAAATGCTAATATGTTTTGTCCACTACTATCTACTATAACACAACCTACTTTTGCTCGTATACAATACGATTCTTGAGCAATACGCAATGTTAAATCTTTGTATAACAGTCGTTTTTTTAATGTCAACATATTTCAAACGGTTTAATTGCTTGTACAATACTTTTAGCATCTTCTATATAATACTCATAGTTGATGTTGTATTCTGTCATAGGTTTTTCAAAATAATCATTGAACAATACTACAGATTGATCAGCACAATGTGAGTTTTGTTCCATCACTACTTCTCCAATCTTAGGTAATGTATCTAGTTTCTTTTTCAATTTAGTATCATCAGATACAGATTTAGTTTTTTTGTCTAACCATTCTTGGTCTACTGTAATAAATCTTCTCTTAACAAGATGTGTTCCTTTATATGTATTGTCTGAGATATGCTCATAGTTAGATACAAAGAAACGTACTGATGCTTGTTGAACTTGTTCACTAATTACATTTACTTGTGATTTAGGTGTCTTGTATTGTTTCCCTGTTTTTGGAGAATGTGTCAATATGGTTTTTTCCACCTCTTGTATATAATTGGTGTATGAATCATCAATTTTAATTGCTGTACAAAAATCATATATGTCTAAATGATTCTTAACAGTATCTTCAATAGGTGTACCATACAACAAATAGTTTTGTACTGCAATAGCTGAAATAGGTTTATTAAAACCTTTTAGAATACCATTTTGTGGAACAAATGCTTCACCTTTAACTTTTACTCTTTTTTCAATAGGTTTGTCACCAGCTTTAATCAACAAGTAATTGTTTACATCTTTGTAATATACTTGTTCAATTTCCATTAACTCATAACTAATCCCTGTGTATACAGAAAACTGTTTTACTATTTCCATGTAGATATTTTTTCTGTCAATTGGTACAATTGCAGAAATACCATCTGTATTTGAGTAAAAAACAGTAAATCCATTTAATTCAAGTGTTTCAATTAACATCAATAAATACAATTGACCGTTGATTGTAACTTTGAGTTGAGCAAGCTTATCTTTTAAGAAGTATGTAAGAGAATCCAATAAACCATAAATAGTGTTTGCTGAAATTTTTAATCCAGCAGCTTTAATAGTAGCTTCTCGTATTTGTTGTTGTGTGTATGTATCATCTTTTGATTCTACAATAGATTTTGCTAAAAGTCTATCTTCCACAATTAACTTTACCACTTTGAGAAATTCTTCTTTGTCCAAGTGTTCTGGACAAATACCCAATGTGATCAATAACAAAGGATAAAATGAACCAAAGTCAAAATCCCATAATTCATGTGTTTCAGTTTTTTTGAATGATGTATTCTTCAAAGCACCATGAATACCACCTGCTGCAATTGTGTGTACACAAATATCAGATTGAAAGTTTCTACCAAATCCTTTTGTAACTTCATCATAAAATTCAGTACGTAGTAAATCTTGTAAAAACAAGTTATACTTTTCTGTCTTGAATTTAATTTTGTCTGATACTACATCAACCATTTTAATATGTGGTCGCATAGTAAGACGTTTATTAGGTTTGTTTGGATAATAACTGTCAAAGATTACTTTTGCAATAGTAGAATCTGCTGCACTAATCAAATTAACATTGTATACAGATTCTAAGTCTTGTCTTAGTTTAATTCTTTCTTGTACTGCAACAAATATTTTTTTGGGTATTTCAACGTCATTTTTGTTGTACTCAATTACTTTATCAATGTTCTCTTCTAATACATTTTCATAGTGTTTATAGGGTAAATCTTGTAATTTAGGATGTTTTAGATTTACACCTACTAACTTTAATCCTTTAACACTATAACCTTCTCTAATTACTTCCAATAAATCAATAGATTTAAACGGTACAGAATATTTGTATTTGAATAAACTCGCTTTTCTTTCATATGTTATTTGAGAAAAATCTTTGTTTTTTCTTTTTCCAAATTCAATTATAAATTGAGCAAATTCATACAAAATTTTAGATATTTCTAATCCGTTGTATTCTACAAAATATTGTTCATTTTGTAGAATGAAATTTAGAATAACATCATCAAATGCAGCATTGTTATACCCTACAAAATATGTCTGTTGTTTTATAGTTTTTCCCAAATATTGTAGTATACTACGAATATCATTTTTTCTTGAAGATATTTCAAATATAGTCCAAGATTGATTTTGTAGTATACTACATGTGAAGCAATTAGGAAACGTTTCTATGTCGTAAAACAACACATCTAACGTCATAGTTTAAGATCTGAATTATAGTTAGTGTTGATTACATCATAATAATCTGAAAAGTCACCAGGACGTATTACAAATGTCACATCTACATCATAAATATTCAATAGTGATTCTGCTAAAAACAAAATCATAACTGGATTAATTCCACCGATTCCACAACCAATCATAGGTAAACCAATTTTTAGATTTGTATTTCTCAGTTTATTTTTTTCTGACACGTACCAAAAAAGTTTTTTTAAAGCTAAAAAAACAAAATCTATATCTGCATTTTTTCCAGTATTGTATTGTGTGTACATATTTGCAACATAAATACGTTTATTATTTGCATTTATTCTAGGTAATACTTCAATTGTACCAGCTTTATTTAAATCACCTCTGTATGATAATTGTTCAAGTTTACTATCTAATGTATTGTATTTTTCTTTCATCAATTTAGCAATACCTGCATCTTGCATACAAAAACAATTACAACCATGTCCAATTACATCAAAATCACCTTGATCTACTAATTCAAATAGATCACCATTTATAATTTTCATCATTTTAATTTATTCTTCTGCTTCTATTACTGTTAATCCTAACTCTCTTGCTGCATAATTTATATGCTTACTTGTAGTAACACTCCAATAACCAAGTTTTACTAAATAAGGAGTGTCAATTTTTGCTACTCTTGTTTTATAAGAGTATACCCACTCTGTATCATAGGATAGGTTTGTTTTATATTTTTGAAATTTTTTCATAAACCAAAAGCTTTAATGGTATGTTGGAAAGGATTACCTTCAATATTTTTAACTAAGTCTAACATTTGTTGTGCAAGTTCTCTAGTTTCAGCTTGAGTATCTGGTTTTAGACGAAGATCAAATAAATGTAAAAAAGCTAATAAACTACCAGTCCAAATAAATGTTGTATTAAGGTTAAGTGGTAATATAGTTCTTGCTTGTTCTTTAGATACTCCTAATTCAAGAAGTTTTTTATAAGCTGTTGTGCATACATCGTGTACTTGATTTTGTATAAAATTAGCGTCTTCTTGATTTTCAATTAACCCTTCACTACCTTGCTTACTATTAGTAGATTGTTTTCTCCACTCTTTAATAGTAGTATAACTATCACTAAAATCCACATATCTACCACTAATACTGTTAGCACTTAATCCAACTTGATGTTTAAAAAGCTGTCTTTCAACATAAATCGGACAAGTGATTCTAAATTGTAATTGAGGATGTCTAAATGGAGCAATATGTTTGTGTTTTACCAAATATTTAATTAATCTTTCATCGTTGTCATCAAATACAATTTTACTTTTACCATAAGATACTCTTGCAGCATTAACAACCATTAAATCATCACCAAAGTGTGATAATAATTCTACGTTCATAAATAATATTTTTTTAAAGTATGATTAAACTTTATAATTCCTTTTTGATATAATTCAAATGCTATTTTTTCAAGTGAATCATGTATTAATCGATGTTCCGATAAATTCTTACATAAAATCAAATTTGAAATATCATTATTTTGTTTATCTCCATCAATATGATGAATTTGTTCTCCTGCACCACCTTTTACTGTTTTTAATTTTCTACCTATGTATTCTTCGTATATTAATATGTGTTTTCTTTTATACACTTGTCTACCTGATTTTAAAAACAAACCAGGTATTTTAACCATTATATACCCATCGGAACTAACATATTCTCCACCTTTCCATCTTTTACTATTGTTTTCTGAAAATTGAGGACGTTTAATATTTTTTTGAACACTTTTAGAATAGCAATCTTTACAGTAATCCGTCTTTTTTCTTTTTGTTGATTGTTTTGAAATAGTGTAATGTTTTTTACAACATTTACATACTACTTGTACTTTATCCATATACTTTATTGTTTTAATGTATATGCAAAGATACTTTAAAACTCAAATAATTCTACTGTATTTTTATTCATTGTCTTCTATTTTTACCAATTTTAAACCTATTCGTTCAAGTCTATCTTCTAATTTTAGAAAATTTGTATGTAGTTCATCTATTTTTTGACCTCCATAAGGTGTTACCCAAATTACATTTTTTGGACAAGTATGATCAATGTATTTAATACAAATTTCATTTTTTGAATTTAAAGCAAAACGTGAAAAGAAAAACGGTCTATTATTATGCATACAATATGTATTCAAATAATCTTTATATTTTTCATTCAATTTATCAACTTCTTTTTGTAGTTGATCTTTAGTTTTTTTATAACTATTAAATAACCACCACATAATTTAATTTTTTTTTAAAAAATGTTTATTCATAATCTTCTCTTTTAAAAGCAATTACATAAGGAAATCTTAATCTACCAGCTGGTGTATAACCAAAAAATTTAATAGTACAAGATTTACCAATATAATCTTCTTTATTGTTCCAAATATCAGTAAGTGTTTTAAAATCAGCTTTTACATTACTTTCACAAGTCAATTTTTCATTAATTTTAACAACAACTTTACCAACAGTACCCGATCTATTACCAGTACCTTCAATTACGTCTATAATTGTAAACTCAGAATCCATCCAGTTTTTATATTTCATTAACTGATATGTTCGTGTTTGTTCATAATTTTTAGATGATTCTCTAATAATAGTACCTTCATAACCTTGTTCTAAAAATCTATCGTGCATTCTTTTGATGTCTTCAACATCCGTAACTAAAAATGTAGGTACTAATACACAATTTTTAACATCATGTGATTGAAAATATTCATACAAATAATTAAATCTTTCTTCAAAAGACCCTTCAATATCAGGACAATCATAAACATGATATTGAATAGTATTTTCAATTTCATATTTTTCTTCAGAACTAAATGTTTTTTTCTTAACTAAAGATACAATTTTATTAAAATCGTCTTTTAAATCATGATTATAAAGCTCACCATCAAACATTACTTCAGGTTCATGAATATGATCTGTTACATAAAAAGGTTTACCATTTCTAGAATATGATGTTTGATTTTTACGAATACATCTAATACCATCTAGTTTAGGTTGTACATAGTATTTTTTATTAGACCAGTCTAATCGTTTTTCATCAAACTCTTGAGCTAACATTGGTGAAAAAGAAACATCAATATTTTCAGGGTCTAAACTATAACCTTCATCTAATTTTTTTTGAAAAATAGAGTTTACTGTTTTTAGTAGTTGTTCTTCTAATGTAGTTTCATTTGCTTTACCTATATTTTTAGGTTTCACAAAAGTAGGTTTTGTAGTTACAAGTTTGGTTTGACCATACTCATACCAATAAGAACCCTTATCTACATCATAAAAACAAACCCACTTTATCAATTGATCTTTAGTTGATCTTTTGTATAAAGTGGGTAATGTTTTAATACTTATACTCATTCCCAAGAAATAAATATTTTATAACCAGCTGGAAGAATATTTTCTACAGGAGCTCTTTCACAATGAGCATTCACATGATAACCAAGTTCTGAAAGTTTATCTGTAGGAACATTAATATTCTCAGCTAAATCTTCAGTCAAACCATTTGAACTAGAAATATAATATGTAGTTTCTGTTCTATTTTTGTTGATAGGTCTAGAAATAATATCTAGAAGATGCTCATTGATTTTAACAAGAATTTCATCAGCATTCAATTTAGCTTTCTCAATTGATTCATTTAAAAGAGTTTCTTGTTTTTGTCTAAGTTCTAGTGCACTAATCATAATTTAAATTTAATTTTTAACTAAATAAAGATTCTAACCAATCATTTAACACACTAGATGATTCATTAATTAAATGTGTGCATTGTTGTATAGGAGTATCTATATGATATTTCACATATCCTCCAAAACTATTTTTGTTAGCACCCACTCTTAAATCCAAACCGTATTTAGTAGATGTATTTTTTAATGTTTTGTTTCCCGTATATCGAATCCAGAAATGTCCACCACCAGATTTAGTTTTGTAATTAAACGTATTGTTTATTTCAAAAAGAACTGAATGTGGGATATTTAAGAATCCATTTTTACCGTTTTTATTGTCTACATCTAATATAACAATATTTTCAGATGGACATACTGCTAAAGCATATCCTTCTGGTATATCACCTTTAAAAAATGTATTGTCTGGTAACAATGACCATTTAATCAAAGGTTTATTGTCTGGTTTAAGTAGAAATGATTTCATTAGAAAATATATGTTCTTTTTGCTCCATCACATCTCCACCAATTACCATACTGATGGTCATATGTATAATCTAATACTTTATGCACTTCTTCTTCAAGTCCAGGTGTCCAAATAGATCTGTCATATACTTGTACAAAAGCATTCCAAAAAATACTTTTTACTTCATCATATGTTAAGTATTCCATGAATTCTACTTCATAAGAAAACATATTCAAATAATCTAAATATCCGCATGCAATAACAGCATCTGAATTTCTTCTACCTTCCGTAAATTCAAGATTATTTGCTTTAAAAAATGTAGCTAATTTTTCTGTAATTTCTTTTACAGCTTCTTCTTTTGTTCTCATATTATAGATCGTTATAAGGGTTAGACTCTTTCCATTCTTCCAAGAATTCTTCTAGTTCAGATTTACCTAAACCTAGTTCTTCAAAAGAATCTTTTCTATAAATTCTTGCCCAAGTCTCTTTATTATTTGGTAAATCTAAAGAAGATTTACTTGGATTTTGTAGTGCATTTAATAAATCATCAATTGTTGCCATACTTAAAGTTCTTTAATTTTTGTTTGAAGTAATTTGATTTGTTCATCTGAAATTTCATGTGTTTCTAACCATACTTCACAAATCTGTTTTACAATTTGTGTATTTGTTTTTGCTATTTCTAACTTATCATTAAAGGTTTCAGAAGAAAATACACTTTGATAGTCTTGTATACTGTCGATTAATTCCATGTATTTTAATACAACAGGATCGGTATTATATCCTCTTTTGTGGTATTTGAGACAACGTTCTAATTGTCTCAATACTCTAGAAATACTCCATACTTCTGTATTGTAGTATGCAGGATTCCATTTGTTCCAATTTGCTTCTTTTCCTGGATTTCCAGTTAAGTCTAATTCTTGTTTTGTTTTTAGATCATAACCTTTACAAATAATATTTAAATCAAAAGACGACAATACACCAAAAATATTAGTGCAATCTTTTTTAAAAACAATATTAATTGGAACACATGTATTGTAAAAGAATTTAATGGTTTGTACACCTGACACATGTTTGTTATTGAATGACTGTTTATGCATAAATTGTTCAGCTTTCCATACTTCAAGTGGATCTAAAATACAAAACATATCATTGTAGTACATAGCATAAAACAATTTACCAAACGCTTTTTCTGAATACAGAAAAACATCTACATCTTGTCCTTCAAAATAATCTAATAAACAAGATCCTGTAATACATCCATCAACATCTTGTTGTTTTAACCATGCAATTGCATCGTTTATTTGTTCTTTCATATTTGTTTAGTTTGAGTCTAGTATATAAAAATAAAAAGAGGGATATTTCTATCCCTCTTATACAAAAAGCTTTCTTTAGTATTAAAGAAGATCAATTACTTCCAATAATGCCGTTTTTACTTCGTCCAATGTATAAATACGATTTAGTTTAGTAATTCCTTCATCGAAATACAATCCAAATTCTTCAAATTCTTGAAGTAGACCATAACCATTGTTATTCAAAAATGTATTTACTTTGTTAATCTTGTTAGACTCTTTTTGGAAATTAGCAAAAGCTAGTGTTTCTTTCTTTTGTTTTTCAGCCAATTCTTGTTTTGGTGCAGTTGGAAGAGCAACAAATGAAATAGATTTTGAAGAATTCAATTCTGCATCAACCAATCGTTTAATTTCTTCAATAGTAGTAACTTCATCAGAAACCAATTTCTTACCTTTAGCAATTTTAGCAAATGTTACAATGTACTCTGCGTGTTGTTGAACTTCTACAAATTTAGCATGTGTTACAGGTTTGTTACTTTCACCTACTGTCATGTAACCACCATTAATCAATTTAAGGTCTGCTGATTTTACAAATGTTTTGTTCATAATTTTAAAATTTAATTTTGTTTTACTTTATTAATTTAAATATTTAACCCAATCTTTGATATGAATTACTTCTGTTGGTTCAAACCAATCTGCATATCCCGCAAGGTTTTTATTGGATGTAGTATGCAAAGAAATAACTTTGTTCACTTTCCATTTGCACAATTCTTGACCTTGTTGTTTACTAATAGTAGTAGCACGTCCCCAACCATAAGAAGGACTATGATCATCACCAAATACAATTGCTGTTTCATAATGACGTTCATCTGATGAAACAAGGTTTTTGAAGTATACTTGATCATTGTCCATACCATTAGAATATACAGTTTGCATATCTAAATCATACAATTCTTCATATGTGTAAAGTGTTGAAATAGAACCTGTAATCAATACATCTGCATAGAATGATTCACACAATTGTTTACTCAATGTCAAACAAGTAGTAGATACAGCTCTAGGAATAGACCCAGAAATGTCAATAATGATCAGATTTTTTTTTGGAGAGGTTAATTCCAATGTGCCATACATACCATCCAATTTCTTGTTGTACATATATGGATTGAATACATTGAAATTGTGAATATTTGTCTCAATTGCAGATTCCAAATCACTCAACCATAATGGAAAAACATTTAGGTTTTTTAGTACATTGATGTCTACAATACAACAATTGTCTCTTACAAAATCTTTAAACAAAGATGTGTCTTCACCTAGTTTTGGAATTGTTAAATCTGGATCATCATATACAACACCTTCTTTTGTAAAATCCATATGTGTAGTTTTATCAAAAGAAAAAGTTTTACAATCAATAAAACCATTGTCCTCTAAAATCTTTTTAAAATTAAAAGGATAACCTGTTCTAATTGCTTGTTGATACAATACTTCATATTCTAACATACGAACAATGTATTTTTCCATACTAGCATCTGCTACAATAAAAGGTAAACCAATAGGAATATCTTTTATTTCTGATCTACTAGTTACAAACCACAGATCAGGTATTTTCAGTTTTTTACTTTCTAATAATTTCATAATTTATTTATTTAAAAAATATTTTTTAAATTGTTCAGTTGTGATTTCTGTGTAACCTCTTTTTTGTAATGTTTTTATTGACATTTTATCACTATAATGCTTAAAATTACTGTGATAGTCCTCACAACAAATAATATCATTTAGTTCAAAATCAGCATCTGTTCTAACAAGCTCTTTATTATCTTGAAGCAATGAAATATTTGATTCTGTAACCTTTAATGCCCATTTATCAGGTAATACAAATGTGTCAACGTCAACTTCCTCAACTGATTCTTCTGGTACAACAATACTTTTACTAAATCGAATTAATTCTAACCAACTAATTGTTTCATTTGGTTCTAATACTCGATCGCCACCCAACTCAATTGGTTTATCCAAAGAGTTTTTGATAAATGTAGATAGAATAGGATTTAAGATATTATAGTAAGGTGTTGGAACATTATGAATCATCATATCAACATTTTTATCAATACTTCTTGCACTGTTAAAGTTATTGAGACCTTTGAAGTTTTCTGATTCTACAAGTTGTGAAAGTTTCATAGCAATGTTTTTAGGCATTCTATATTTATCCATGATATAAGGAATCCAAGCATTTTTGTCAAATTCAAATTCATACCATATAAATCTTTCTTTGATTTGTGGTGTCAATGGAACCATACCTTGTGGATTAGCTGCTGCCACAATCATAATGTTAGGTAATTCTTTACCTGAAATCATAGTACGTTGTTCTAATACTGTCAAACAAGCATTTAGTACAGTAGGATTACCATTCAACAATTCATCAAAGAAAAGGATGTCTCCATCTTGTAGATTGTTAAGTCTATCGAAATCATAATAAACCATCTTTTGTTCAGTATGAGATGGGACACAAATACCACTAATTTCAAAAGGTGACATTTGAGATGTAATTAGTTCTACAACTTTTACACCTTTCTTTTTAGCTAATTGGTTTACAAAGGTTGATTTACCAATTCCAGGGTTTCCAATAAATAATGGTACAATTGATTTTCGCAAACTCGGATTGTTGTAAATTCCTTCTAAAATAGGAAGCATATCTCCCATCTTAATTTTTTCAAACATATTTCTTTTTGTTTTTATTCTTTGTTTAAAGTTGTTTCAATATGATGTTTAACCTCTGTCCAATATTTGACAAAATCTTCATCATTGTTTGTTTGTAGAATTTCTTCTACTGTTATTAAAGCACATTGTTTTTCAAATTCACAAGTTCTAATATCAACAATATCATCTACTGGATCTAAGTCAAGAAATTTACTAATAAGTTGAGCTGCTTTATTTAATGGTGGCATATTTCTGTTATTTTATTTTGTACTTCTTGTACTTGTTCAATAGTTAGACCCTTACAATAAAATCTACCCATACCAAACTTAGCTTTAATTTGTGAATAACTAAAGTTTGGTTGTTTAATAAATTCTTGAAATTTTGAGTCTAACCATTGAACAAATTCTTCATCACTAATAGCTAATCCATAGTGACCTTTCTCAAGATATTGAGAGTATTTTTCATTGAACTGATTGGTTGTCATGTTAATGACTTATTATGTAGTCGAACAATATGTTCTACAATGTCTTTTAATACCTTTCCACCTTGAATTGGATAAAAGGATTCTTCTGTATCACCATCCATAAATAAAATAGGTGGGTCACATTCAACTCCTCTACACCAACATTGTTCACCTTGAACACATGTAACTACTTTCCATTTAACGGTAAGTGATTTTAATTTTGCTTCTTGATATGTCATAAATTAATCAATTAAATTTTCAAGAACATATTTTAAAGCTGCGTCAGTTGCTTCTTGTGGTGAGTTAAAAAAATTGACTGATGTAGAAACAAAGGTTTTTCCCGTAGAAGGAGAACGAATACTATAAAACCATAAATCAGCTGTAGCATCTACACTAATCCATATATCATAATTAACACGAATCCATTCAATAGCTACATATAAGGATGGTGCTGATACAATATCTTGATAAATACCAAAATCAAAGTCACCATCATTATAGTTTGGAAGAGTTGATTTAAGATTTTCAACTTCATCATAACTTAATTTTTCATACGAATATGAATTCATGTACATATTATATGCTTTTTCATCATTCATATAATCTTCACCACTATAACGTCTAACACTAAGTTTTCGAATGTCTTGATTGTAATTAAAGTATATTTCAGATTCGTTAGAAATGAAATCGGTGTCTTGAAATAATCGTACTGTCTTTTCATTTTCGTAAACCTCATTTAATGAATTGCAGAAAGTTCCTCTATAAAAAGAAAATAACTCAAAATAATAGTCTTCACCATTGTCGTGCACATAACAATGAGGTGTTGGTAAATTAAACCCTTTTTCTTTCAAAAGTTTACTTGCATCAACAGAACAATATTGTTCTTCAATCTCGTTGTTCATTGTTTTCTTCATTTTCTTGAAATTTAAAATTAGGCTCTGATATACCAGCAATACTACATATATCAGCAGGATATTCATCTACTGTATAATGTCTTTGAGATTGTTCACCAGAAGATACTCTATCTAAATATCTTTGATGTCTAATTTGTTGGTAAATATGAGTTGCTATTCTACAATCATCTCCTACAAACTCTTTGTTAAATATTCCTGGATATGCATTAGGTGCAAATCCAAATAAAGATTTTAGCTCTTTAGATTTTTCATCAAATTCTCGTTGTAGATTTCTGTCCCATATTTGTTTTACTAAACTATTACATAAAGTAAGAGTATCAAATTGTAACATACCTACTCTACCATAAAGTTCTAATGCACTTTCAATCAAACAAAGTTCTTCAAAACCAAGTTCAATAATATGTTTTTTACTCATAACCTATTTCTTTTAAAAATTGAGGAAGTTGTGATGTGATGGATTCTTTATCTACACAATCGAATAATTCTCCACTACTACCATAATCATTAGTTATTGTAACATTCTCAACAATTCTATTAGTATATTCTTCTAATAGTTGTTTAGCATATTCTTTTATTACAAAGAGTTCATCCCAAGTAGGTTTTCTACCAAACTGGTC